CTCTTTCTCGCAGAAATACCCTTTTTCAAGATTCCGGGAGACCCCGTATAGTCGATTTTTGTCGAATATGTATAAAACGTACTAGAAGTTATGTAAAACCTTACTACGAGGGGGTTAGAGGGGCTCTAGGGGTGCCGTAGAACTAGGGTAGAAGTGAGGTAAAAACATAGTAGGTTTCGATTAGACTTTGAGGTAGTTTTTCCTATATAAAGGAAGGGAAATTTTTTGAAATTGGAAGTGAACATTTTGGATGGTGATTCTATAGTATAAGTATAAAGAAAAGGTACATGTCTACTAGGACATGTCTACTAGTAAGGTACATGTCTACCAAAGGAAGGAGGTGGAATTTGTGGGATACTTTGATGGGAAATCAAAACAAAAAACTATACAACAATTGATGGAAGAATCTAAAGAGCGAAACGATAAATTATACGAAGAATATTTAAACGGAAATAATGATTATAAAAAATTAGCTGAAAAGTATGGAATCACTTATGATAATGTAAAGAAAATCATTTATAGAAGAAATAAAAAAAGTAGGAATAATTAAATTACTTAGCTAATATAATTTAGTATAAAAGGATTTAGAGGAGGATTTAAAATGACTTGTGGAATATACATGATACAAAATAAGGTTAATAATAAGATTTATATAGGTCAATCAGTTAATATTGAGAAGAGGTGGGGAGATCATAAATACGAATTAAGGGGTAATCGCCATGGCAACGAACATTTACAAAATGCCTGGAATATAGATGGAGAGGATAATTTTGAATTTACTATTATAGGTGAATGTGATGAAAATCAATTAAATACTATGGAAGAATATTATATCTTTGAATTAATGTCTTATGATAGAAGAGTAGGATATAACAAGAATTATGGTGGAAAAAGTGGTAGACCTACCGAAGAAGCTAGGAAGAAAAATAGTGAAGCTCAAAAAGGTAAACATCATACAGAAGAAACTAAAAAGAAAATGAGTGAAACTCGCAAAACTGTAATGAATAGACCTGAAGTAAGAAAGAAAATAAGTGAATCCCTTAAAGGTAAAACTTTTTCAGAAGACTATAGAAAGAAATTGAGTGAAAATAATGCTAGATATTGGAAAGGTAAACATCATACAGAAGAATCTAATAAGAAAAGGAGTGAAGCTCTAAAAGGTGAAAAGGCTTATTGGTATGGAAAACATCATACAGAAGAAACTAGGAAGAAAATAAGTGAACATAATTGTAGTCGTAGACCTGAAGTAAGAAAGAAAAATAGTGAAGCCCATAAAGGTAAATTAGGAGCTAAATGTCCTAATTCTATTCCAGTAGTACAACTAACCATTGATGGTGAGTTAGTAAAAGTATATGATGCCGCAATGGAAGCTGAAAGATGTGGATTTAAACAAAGTAATATAAGTAAATGTCTTAGAGGTGAAAGAAATAAACATGGAGGCTATAAATGGATGTACCTAAGTGATTACGAAGCTATGAAAAAGGAGGGAGCCGAGAAATGAAAATCTGGGAAATACTAAAACAAGAAAATATAGGAAAGAAATATGTAGGAGATTGGTTTCCAAATATATTTGAAGTATGTAAAAGAATAAACGGAGTTTCATTTATAGACGAACTAAGTAGAGTTGATATTACTGAAATATTTTATTTAGAAGCAATATTAAGTATGAATTTTAAGGAGGTTTAATAGTATGGGTAAGTATATTGAATTAAATGGAGAATTATTTTCTTTAGATAATATTAGCTACGTTGGTAAGTCCGAGTCGAATAGGATTTGTATAGAATAATATAGAGGAGGCAGTTATGCTGTCAAATATAAAAATAAATCAGAAATGGAAAAAGATTTTTTAAAATTAAAAAATAAATTACTTTTAAAGTAAACATTTTAAGCATGAAATCTATATTATAAGTATAAAGAAGTTGAGGAGGATTTTGGTAAATGAATATTAGAGAAGTTTTAAAATTAAAGGATGGTACTGAAGTTAAAATAGTAGGTAACGATGAAAATACATGGGTAGTTATTAATAATGATACATTAATACTAAAAGACAAAGGTTCTCGTATCGAAGATAGATACACACTAAGATATATTCTCGACTTAGAGCTTGAAAAATACTACGAACCACTTACTATAGTAGAAGTTTTGTGTAAAGATAGAGTAGGGCATAATATTAAAATGCTTGGAGACGATACTACAGTTTATCATGTAATAGAATGTAATGGTAAGTTTGATTTAGAGATTAATGGTAGTCCTATGAGAGTAAGTGATGAATATTTTTTATCTGAGGTTCTTCATTCTAGGTATATTGATTTAGGTGATCGTAAGGAAGATGTATTAGAAGAATAAAAAAGCCATGGGCTTCTTTGTATAGAAGTCTATGGCTTTTATTTTAAATAATATTAATTTTTGTAGGTGTTCCTGTTGCAAACTTATCGCTTATTAATTTAACATCTGCAGGTAAAGGGGAATTTTCAAAAGTAATAGTGAAATCTTTTATATTTTCTAGATATGATGGGTATCCATCAAATATAGTTATTGTAGATGGAAGTGCGATAGTACAATTACTAAAGTAACAATAACCATTTGGTTTTGCATAAGCAGATATAAACTCTGTAGGGTTATTACTAGAATTTGTTATTGTACAAGAGTCAAATTTTATTTGACTATAAGTTCCTTTAGTATAAGCAAATGGAGAATAATAAATAAAATTAGATTCTGTGTAATTCATATCACAATTTTCAAATAAAATTAAGTCATCGGCATTAGCTTCAACATTAGGTTGAATGTATACATCATCAAATGAGCAGTTTGAGAAAGTACCACTAAAGAATCCTCCATGATTTGCTAATGTACATTTACCATTAAACTTACAATCCTTAAATGAGTAGCTATCTAAATGACCGTTATTAAATTGAAGCGAATACCTATCTGAAAAATTAGGCTCTGGGATAAATTCACAATTAATCATAGAAATAGCACTTAAATAACTTAAGAGTCTACTTGAAACTCTAATTGTGCAATGGTTATATCTACTTGCTTGGAGGTTTAAAAGAGACATAGTTGAATGTAAAACTAAACCACTAATATAAGTAGATGAAGTATTGTATTTTGTTAGATTATTTGCAGCAGCAGCATCAGTAAATTCATTATTGAAAACTCTATAAACTCCATGACGAACAATAGTATCTTTTCCTCCACTTTGTATAGTTAAACCTACATTCTTACAATTTTTAACTACAAGACCTCTAGTACGTTCCCAGATATAAGCTTTACCACTTTGTTGTCCATCAATTATAAAGTTATGTCCAGCACAAGTTAAGAAATCATTACGAGGGTTACCATGGAAATTAAGACCTCTAAATGTAGTATCTTGCATTGAATCCCATCCATCTTCAGCATCAAGAGCGCATTTAGCAGCAGATTGACCACAATTAGTAAATTCACAATTTTCTATTAGCATATCTTTCATTGCAGCTGGTGCAGAACCAACACATCTACAATTTTCATATTTTACATTTTTAAATGAACAATGAGTTGGAATTCTAAAATATTGAATAGACAAATTAGTAGGATAAGCTTCATTCAAAATTGTAACTCTCATATATTTTGCGTTTAGAGGTACTCCTACTCTTCTATATTGATAAGCATCTACGGATTTAATGAAATTTTTATTTTCATCATAGAAATGGCAAATTAAATTCCAAGTTCCACAAGGGTTTCCTTGATAACCTAAATAAATACTTACAGATAAATAACCAATATCGGAATAGCCAGAAATATCTTGATAGCCACATGTAGTTCTTGTTGTAGATTCTATATCTAATCCAGTATTTCTATCAATATCTCCAAGTTTGAAGTTATCGCCTATTCCTCTAGGTTGAATATAAGTGTAATATAAAGAACCATCTCTAGACACCTCAATACCATTACCACTACCATATCCAGTAATATCTTTTAGAGTCATATCTTCAAAAGAACTATACTTAGCTTCTCCTCCTATAGTTACCCCTAGAGGCCACTCGGAATTATTAGGGGAATTAGCATAATCATGACTAAAATAATCTCCTTCAAGAGTGCCATTAATTACGTGAGAATGTGTAGTGTTATTAATGTTAACCATTAATGCTTTATCACCAGCAAATTGATTTAATTTAAAAGTTGCTCCATTCATATTCAAAGTAAAATTAGTTGGAATATAAATTTGTTTTTGATGATCAATTCTATAAGTTCCCGGTAATAATGTTAATTTATTATATCCTTCAGCTTGTTTATCATCTAAAAGTTGTTGAAGTCCTGTTCTAGTATTAGTTGCTTCTTCTAATACCTTATCTTTATCGTAATCACTAGCATAAACTACTTGAGTTTCACCCCACCAGTTATTATGAACACCGTCTCCGTCAGTATCAGCAATTACACAAACATAGGTCTTAGATTGAGGATTGATTTGTGCTGCAGCTTTAACTAACTCTGCTTTAATTGTATCCTTATTTTTAGTTTCTAATGAAGATACATCAATAAGTTTCTTAACTTCATAATTATCAGTATTCTTAATATTATAAGTTACTAAATCTTCTTCAGTCATACTATATTCTCTAACTTCAACATCACCTTGAACTAAGAAGAAATTAAATAACTCATGAGAATTTCTTCCGTATTTATCAGTACAAAGAATAGAAAACTTTTGTTCACCTTCTATAGAAAAACTTCCTAAACTTACTTGATGATCTCCAGCTTTTAAATTAGTATAAACTTTATCTTCTTGACCTTCAATTCTAACTGTAACTGTAAAAATTTCATTATTCCAAACTTCTTCAGTCCAGTTATCATCACCCCAGTCATCTTCCTTTAGATTATAATTTTCCATATATTCTTTATGGTAGTAATCTGTGATGTAGTAATCAATAAATACTTCCTCATTAGGTTTAACTATAGGTTTAATATAGTAAGTTGCAATATAAGGAACTTCATTCCAGTTTAAATCGGAAGGAATTTCGGGGTCTGGATTTGGTTCAGGTGTTGGTATTTCGATTTTTTTATACTCAAAAACTATAACGACATTAAGATTAGTGTCATTAATAATAATAGTTTGAGTTTGATTACCGATTAAGTTATAATTATCAAACGGTTTAGCAGAATAAGTGTAACTACCAAATTCTAAGTTAGTATATTTTTCATCATCACGTAATTTAGTATTAGATTTAGTGTCCACATATTGTATAGTTACACTTCCATAAAGTTTATTATACCTAAATATTATTTCAGCATTAGGGTTTTCTTCTGTAAGTGTAACAGTTTGAGTAGATGGGCCTGAAATAACATAGCCAGAAATCTTTCGTGCTTCGTAAGAGTGAGTCCCTAAAGGTAGGTTGTTACTAGTTTTAGATACATAAACCTCGCTATTTGTTTTTGCATCTACATACTTTATTGTAACTGAACCAGTTGTTATAGTAGGAGTATTACCTACAAATTTTAAATACATTTTTCTAACATAAGCAGTTTTATTATTATAGTTAAAACAAGCCCAGTTTCCTGAAAAACTACTTACTTCGATTTGCGTTTTATGGAATAACACCCCTAAAATTTTACCCTGGTAGTTAGGTGTACTCATTACTAACGCGCAGTAACCAATAACTTCATAAATCGAGTTCATTTTTTTACTCCTTTCTTATTTATTTAAATTTTTTTCTATATATATAATAGGACAAGTATAGTTTTAAAGTTCTAGCTAAATTAATACCTCATATAATATAAAAGATTTTTTGGAAATTATTTTTTAGAGTGAACTTTTTAATTATTGACTATATATTATAAGTATAAAGAAGTTGAGGAGGATATTTAAATGAAGAGTAAATTTAAGAAATTTATGAAAGTTATTTTGTGTGATATTTTAGCATGTTTAGTTGTAGGTTTAATGTCTGCGATAGTAATATTTTTAGCAAAATTTTTTATTTAATAGTTCTAAACCTAATCACCACTTAATATAATATAATATAATATAAAAGATTTGAGGAGAGATGTTAAATGAGTAATTTGGAAGATGTATTAAAACCGGGAAATATAGTAAAGATTTATTCAACTATTATGGAGGCTAGAGAACAATGGGGTATTATTTTAAGCAATGATGAAGTAGTTTATATTGACTCTAGAGGTGGTTACGACAAGTTAGAATCTTTTAACGATACTGATTATAGAATTGTCGAGGTATATAAACCCTTATCTGGTTGTACACTATCCGATATCAAAAATAGGGAATATATGGAGTGTGTATATCGTGAAATTACCCACCCTAGAGAAGTAGAATTAGGAATTGAATATGAGATGTTATATGGTGGAATTATTTATAAATGCTGTAATATAGAGTTTTTTGGAACAACTTATATTGTATATAAAGTGTTCTCATCTGTAAATATGTGTACTTTTAATGACATAGACGAAAGTGATATAGAGTATATAAAAATTTTAGAAAAAGAGGAATAATTTTCCTCTTCGGTACATAAAAATATAATATAAAAGGTTAAAGGAGAGATGTTAAATGAAATATGGAGTTAGAAAACCAAGTATTAGTAAATCAATAGGTGCTAGAACTAGCGGAAGAGTAACTAGAAGTATTAATAGAAGTGTTAATCCTTATTATGGCAAGAAAGGAATGGGTTGGGTAAATAATCCAAGAAAAGCTGGTTATAATAAAGTTTACAATAAAACAAGCTGTCCTTCCGTAGGCGTTTTAGTATTTCTTGTTACTTTAATATTCCTAAGTCCAATAATTATTTTCGCTTTATTAATTTTAAGTGTTCTATTTTAAGATGTTTTGAATATAATTTAATATAAATAAAATTTTTAGGAGGATTTTAAAGGTATGAAAAAGGTAAAGGATTTAGTAGAAAAAGTAAAGATGTGGGTAAAATTTGATAAGGAACAAGCAATTGTTGCAGGAATCTTAGTAGGTAGTTTAACTATATTTGGTTTAGGTTGGTTTGTAGGTGATTACGGAACTGTTAGCAATACTACACATAAGGAATTACAAGAAAAATATAACGAACTAGAAAATGATTTCAATTCTTTACAACACTCTAAGAATAATTATGAAAAATTAGCGAATAATGCTACTAGTTATAACAAATTAAATTCCACTGAAAAGGAGTTAGTAGATAGCTATATTAAAGAAGTTATGGAAAAATCTGAAGAAGAGAAGGAAATAGAATCATTTAGAAATACGTATAAACCTATGTATGAGGTAGTGGATAGTGGTAAGTCTTACTATGATATGAGTGATACTGAAAAAGCTTATATAGATTCTTTTTTAGATTATAATTTTAATGATTCCCCTCAAAAATTACAAGAGGAGTATCAAGAAAAATTTGATTTTTACTCTACTAATAGAGAAGAATCAAAGCAAAGAGTTATAGATGAAGAAAACGCAAGAAAAGCTGCTGAAGAAGAAGCTAAGAGACAAGAAGAGGAAGCTAAAAAAGAAGCTGAAGCTCATAAATATGAAACTGGTCTAACTTGGGAAGACATAGCCAGAGAGGGTAAAATCGGAACACTAGGTCAATTCGAAGGTAAGATACTACAAGTAATTAATAGTAGTTACGGAACATCTTATAGAATAGCTATTAATGGAGATTATAATACAGTAATGTATGTAGAAGATACTTTAGGAAAAGCTACAGAAACTTTATTAGAAGATGATTATGTATATTTTAAGGGAATGAGTATGGGAACTACTAGTTATACTACTGTATTAGGTGCTAAAGTTACAATACCTTCATTTATGGTAGATGAAATTCATAGATAGGAGACTAAAATGAGAAAAATAGTGGGAGAAACTTATAATTCAACTATAAAACAATTTTGGTGCAAAAATTGTAAGAGAAGTGTAGATGTAATATATAAAGATGATAAAGGTAATAGCTATTGTGATAAATGTTTACCTAAAGAATCTAAGTAAATTAAGGAAGAGTTTAATACTCTTCCTTTTTTTATATTAATTTTTCCATAACTTGTACGTACATATTATCATATAATAAGTTTAGATATAACATTGAAAGGAGGAATTATCTTGCGAAAACGCATAGTTATGAATGTAAAATTTAATAAAGAAGGTAAAGTTGAATGTGCTAAGTCTAAGGATTTTTGCAAACAATGTCCCTATCGCAAAACTTGTGAAGAAATTAAATTTTACTACGACCCTTTTGATGATTTAGACTTTTGTAGAAATAACGATTATAGAAAGAAGTGAGTATATGGCACAAAGACCGTTAAAACCTTGCAAGTATATGGGATGTCATGTTCTCCATAGAAACAAAGGATTATATTGTGATGAACATCAAGAGTTACATGATAAAAAATTGCAAGAAGGTAAAATATCTAGACAAAATGCTAGATTGCGTAAAGCTGGGTATCAATTAAGTGATGAAGAGAAATTCTATTCTAGTAGACAATGGCAAAGAACTAGAAAGATTGTTAAAGAATCTCAAGGATTTTTATGTTTAAATTGCTTAGATAATGGAGTATATACCGAGGGTAAACACATTCATCATATAGTAGAATTATTGGAAGATTGGGATTTACGTTTAGACCCCGATAATTTAATTTGTTTATGTAGTGAATGTCATAGAGGTATACACATCTTATATAATAGAAGTAATGAAGATAGATTAAATACCCAAGTACAATTAAGAAAGATTTTAAAAACATATAGAGAAGGAGGATATAAAATTGGGTCGTAATAAAGAACCTATAGATTTAATATTAGCAAAAGGAAAATCTAAAGGATATAACAAAGAAGAAGTGGAGAGAAGAAGAAATCAAGAAGTAAAAGCTAAATCGGATTGTATTCTTATTCCCGAATTTCTTCCCGAACATTTACATGATAGATTTTTATTTATATCTGAACAACTACAAGCTATCGGAATTATGTCTAATTTAGATGTAGATTGTTTGGGGAGGTATGTATTATACCAAAACGAGTGGGAAAAAGCCGTTAAAGGGCTAGAGGAAATACCTCCTTTTAAAAAAGATGGTAGAAGATATGTGGCTAATGAAGAATACGATAAGATGGTAAATATTACAAACAAGCTTCAAAAAGCTGTAAAACAAGAAGCAAGTGGTCTTGGATTATCTATTTCAGATAGATGTAAATTAGTTATTCCTAAAGTAGATATTCCAGAGAAATCTAATGAAGACCCTTTCGACACATTCTTTGGAGGTGATGACTAATGCCAGAATATCTTATACAACAATCGGAAGAATTATTTAATACTCTTATGGAGTATTGTGAACAATGTCTTAATGGAGAAATTACTATAGGTCAAAAACAAAGATGGGCTATAGAAAGATTTTTAAAGGATTTAGAAGACCCTCGTTATTACTTTGATAAGATAGAATTATTAAAATTTACAACATGGTCTAGAACTTTTAAACATAGAGCTGGAACCCTAGCAGGTAAACCTATTACTCTAATCCCATTTCAATTATTTGAAGTAGGTAATATACTATGTTTAAAAAGAAGAGATAATGGAAGAAGAAAGTTTAAAAAAGCTTATATTCAAATGGGGCGTAAAAATGCTAAAACTCAAATATTGGCTCTTATTTCTTCTTATATTGCTTATAATAGTAATGAACAACAAGAAATATACGTGGCGGGCTGGGTGTCCGATCAAAGTAAAAATTTATATAGGGACTTAGAATTCCAATTAGGTGGATGTGATAAATTAAAGGGTAAATATAAAACTTCCTACGGTAAAATTACCTTTAAAAAAGACGGTAGTTTTATTCAACCACTTACTAGAGAATCTAGAAAATCTGGAGATGGTACTAACCCTAGTTTAGGAATAGTAGATGAATATCACGCACATCAAACAAGTGAGATTTATGATGTTATCATGTCAGGTATGGGAGCTCGTCCTGAACCTCTAATGATAATTATAACTACAGCAGGTCAAATTGAGGCCGTTTAACTAAGAAATTAGTTAAATAATTAATGGGCAAAATCGGTGAAGAGTAGTTCAATTTAGATTGACCAAGCTATTACTATAGGGTATAATATTCATATAGTAAGGAGGTAATCAATCTATGGAAAATGTAATTAAAGAATTTGTAAATAACTTAGGAGGAAAAGTTAATAATATAGAATGTGTACAAACATCTGGTGGGAGAAATCGCTATTAGGTAACCATGAATTGTACTATATGTGGTAAACCCATTCGTAAATGTTGGTCATATAGGAGCGAATATTTTTGTATTTGTCCAAATCACACAAAAGATTCAAATAAGAGACTATCTTACTTAGAAGTAAAGAATTATATTGAACACTATGGATGTAAGCTATTATCTACAGAATATATTAATATCAGTAGGGATTTATTAATAGAGTGTAGTTGTGGCAATACTTTTTATAGAACCTTTGCAAATTTTAAACGCGGTTCTCATACGTGTAAAGAATGTACAGCTAGTAAACTACGAAATATGTTTAGAACTCCACAAAACGATGTAGATGAATATATAAAATCAATAGGGTTGTCGTGTATATCAACCTATGTTAATTCTAGTGAACCATTAACACTTCAATGTAGTAAGGGACACACCTTTAAAAGATGTTACTCAACTTTAAAAGTCAGTCCTGAATGTCCTATATGTAAGGGAAGTGTAGGTTTGCAACAAGTTATAAAGTGGTTATCTAATCATAATATTGAATTTGAATCTGAAGTATCTTTTCCTAATCTAGTTGGTATAGGAGGGAAACCCCTACATTTCGATTTAAGAGTAAGAGATTTTAGTAATAATTATGTCTTAATTGAATATGATGGAGAGTTTCATTTCTCACCTTCTCAATTAGAAAGTTACGAAATTATTCGAGTACACGATTCTATTAAAAATATTTATTGTTTTAAAAATGGTATAAAATTGATTAGAATACCTTTCTTTAAACTAAATTCTTTAGATTTTCTATTAAGTCCACTACTTAATACCGAGGTAAATGACTAAATTGCGAAAGGTTAGTCATCACCGTAGAGAGTAGAAACTGAATAAATATAATGTTTCCAAGAGTGTCCATCACCCTAACGAGGGATGTCGAGGGTGAAAATGTACTCCAAGCTGGACTGGAAATGACTAGTCGATGAAAATGAGTGTGAACTCCAGAGGTAGATTTAAACGGTCTACGTTAATAACAAACTGTTCGATTTAACACATCCTTGTTACAATGTAGAATATAAAATGGTAACTAAAATTATTAACCCTGCTTATCCAGATATTGATGATGATGAATACTTTATTCTTATATGTGAATTAGACGAAGGAGACGACATAAAAGATGAAAGTGTCTGGCCTAAAGCTAATCCAATAGTGTGTACTTATCCCGAAGGTTGGGAAGGAATAAGAAGTGCTTTAAAATCTGCTTTAATATCCCCCGAAAAAATGAGAGACTTCTTAACAAAACGTATGGATAAATGGGTAAATATGAGAGAGTCTGGATATATGGATATGCAAAAATGGGATAGATGTCAAAGAGAATTTACTCTAGAAGATTTTAGAGGAATGGATTGTATTTTAGGAATGGATTTATCTGTTAGAAATGACTTAACTTCCATAGGTTTAGAATTTTCTAAAGACGGAGATTACTATGTATTCCAACACTCATTTATGCCCGAAGATAAATACCAAGAACGTATGGCTAGAAGCAATACTCCATTTGATATTTGGGTAAATAATGAAGACCGTAATAAAGAAACTTTAACTTTATGTAGTGGAAGTGTTATTGATTATAATGATGTATATGCTTATATTCAACATATAGAAGATGCTTATGATTTAAATATATTAGAAGTTGCTTATGACCCTTATAATGCTACCCAATTTGTCCAAAGATTGGAAGAAGAGGGATATATTTGTGTAGAAATTAGACAAGGGCCGTTAACACTAAATGAACCTACAAAAGATTTTAGAGACTGTGTGTATGATGATACTCTTCATCATAATGGAGACGGTTTATTGACTTGGGCTATAGGTAATGCAGTTACTAGACAAAATGCACAAGAATATATACTATTAGATAAAGCAAAAAGTGAGGATAAGATTGACCCCGCTGCAGCTTTAATGAATGCTCATTGTAGAGCAATGGAATTACTAGGAAATGACGACGGAATATTCTGGTGTCCCGATTTAGATTAATTAAATATTAATTTTTCAGCAACTTGTAATAAGATTCCGTGTTATTATGTATATAGCGAGTAAGTTTCTTGAGAGGAAACTTACTTCTTTTATTTATATAAGGAAAGGAGACTGTTATTGTGGGCTTATTCTCAAATATTGCTACCAAAATAACTAACTTCTTTTATCGCACCCCAGTTACAAGACAGCTAGATTGGGTTTCTAATAGTTTCTCCTTTCTTAATAGGGATTTAGCTACTAACGAAACTATCTATTCTGCTGTTAGTATGTTAGCTAATGGAGTTGCTTCAGCTCCCGTAACACTTTCCCAAGATTATAAGAGATTTAAGCCACAAGAACATAAACTAGCTGAATTGTTTGATTTCGGCCCTAATCCTTATATGACAATGTTTGAGTTTATAAGAACTTTAGAAACATTAAGAGATACTTATGGTGCAGGATATGCTTTAAAAGAGTATCAAGGGAATGGGAAGCTAAAATACTTATATGTTATTAAACCACATAGGTGTGAACCAGTATTGGATAGAGATACTCATGAAGTATACTATAGAGTATCTGACGATGATGGAGATACAGTATTCATCCATTGTAGCGAAATAATCGCTGTCCATCATTTAACTACTGATGGATATACTCCAATAAGTCCTTTAGATGTACTTAGAAATACTATTCAATATGATAATTCTATTAAAGAGTTCTCACTTAATCAAATGGTTAATGGGTTAAAACCTAATATAGTTGTAAAAGTACAAGGTAAGATGAATAAAGAAAATCTTGCTATGTATCAAGAACTATTAAAAGGATTTAAAAAGAATGGGGTACTTTTTGTAGATAGTGGTAAAGAAGTAACAGATTTAAAAAATGCTACTTATGTAGACCCTTCAATAGCTAGTATAGAAAAGATTACCGTTGAAAGAGTTGAACGTTGTTACAACATGCACGGTAAACTTACTGGTGCAGCTACTGATGGTGAAGATTTATTATATTTAAAAGATTGTTTACTCCCTATTATCCGTATGTATGAACAAGAATTTACTAAAAAACTTGTATCAAAATCTGAAAGATTACGTGGTATTAAAGTTAAATTTAATATGAACGGATATGCAAGAGCAAACATGAAAGATCGTGCTCAGTTCTATCAATATATGATTAGATGTGGAGTATTTAATCCTAATGAAATTAGAGCTTTAGAAGATTTACCTCCTTATAATGGAGGAGACCAATACTATGTATCAAGAGATATTTGTCCTACTGACCAAATAAGAGACTTGGTAAATAGTGCTGGAGGTACAAGTACTCCTACTGAAACAGAAACAACTGGAAGTAGTAGAAGTGATAAAGAAAAAGAGGGAGGTGCAAAATCTAATGAGTAATTCAAAATATTGGAATTTAGCAGTTAAGGAAGATAATTCTAATGTTGCTGATTTATATTTATATAATATTATAGATGATTTTGCTTACGAAGGTTATACCGATTCTGCTGAAAGTATTTTAAAAGATATAAATTCTCTAGGTAATATAAAAACATTAAATGTGTTTATAAACTCTCCCGGAGGAAGTGTTTTTGAAGGTATTTCTATAAAAAATATGCTTGAAAGACAAAAACTTAAAGGATGTTTTATTAATGTAGTTATTGATGGACTTGCTGCTTCTATAGCTAGTGTAATAGCTATGGCAGGAGATAAGATTACAATGCCAGAAAATGCTTTAATGATGATTCATAGAGCAAGTTGTGGTTGTATGGGAAATGCTGATGAATTTGCCAAACAAATCGAAGTCCTTAATAAAATAGATTTAGTTCTTACTAACACTTATGTAACTAGAAGTAATGGACTTCTTACCGAAGAAGATGTTACTAATATGTTTAATAGTGGAGATACATGGTTAACAGCACAAGAAGCTAAAGACTTCGGATTATGTGATGAAATTACTGAAAAACTAGAAGCTGTTGCTAAGTATGAAGATTGTACTAAAGATACTAAAGTAGACATGGAAAAATGGTCTAATAAGGTTGACGAGTGGTACAATGAAATTTCTGAAGTAGCAAAAGATTCAGAGGAAGGAGGTAATGACATGGCAGAACAACCAATTAACGTAACTATTAATTTAGATGTTCAAGCTATATTAGATGCTTTAAATCCTATTAAAGATGAAATAGCTAATTTAAAAGCAACTATTGAAGCAACAAAAATTCAAAATGAAGCAGAAGAAGTTGAAGATGGTTGTGAGAAAAAGAATGAAGACGATTCAGAACCTATAGACGAAGGTGAAGAAGTCGAAGACAAAGTTGAAGATGTAGTTGAAGATGTAGTTGAAGACAAAGTTGAAGACAAAGTTGAAGACAAAGAAGAAAAAGAAGAAGTCGAAGAAGAAAAGAAAGATGAAGTTGAAGATGGTTGTAAGAAGAAAGCTGAAGTTGAAGCACAACCTGAAGATGAATTAGACATAAATTTCTTTGATAATTTATTAAAAGATTTAATGTAATTAATATAAGGAGGTTACAAAATGGATAGACAAGAACTAAAAGATTTACTTGATTCTTTAGTTGACCAAGTAAAAGTTGAAAATGATAACTATAAAGCTATGTTTGGTAATGCTGATTTTACAGCAGAACAAAGAAAAGCTAAATATGAAGATATATTAAAAATTACTGACCAAATAAAAGAAGTTAAAGCACAAATTGAAGAATTTGATAATAAAATGAGTGCTAAATTGAAAGGAGATTCAAAAATGGAAGATTCTAGAAAAAATGAAATAATTGCTATGAATGCAGAAGTAGTTAGAGCTGCATTAGACAACAGACCTGCTGATTTAAGCAAATTCTCAAACGAAGCAGTTGAAGGTAACTTCACAATTGACGGTGGAACTCATATGACTAGAGGTGATAAATTACTTCCAGCTAACATGAGTAATGATTTATTATATGAACCAATGGCTAAAAACCAATTCAGAGAATTATCAAGATTCACTGCTATCATGAACTTAGAATTACCTAAGATTTCTTTCGACGTAGCTTCTGGTAATGGAGTTGCAGGAGGAATTAACAATGCTGGCCCTGGAGTTCCTGCTTTCTTAGCTACTGACTCTGAAACTGCTAAAGAAATCAAGAGTACAGCTGCTTTAATTAAATTCGAAAGAAATAAATTCAAAGTATTCTGTGCTATTCCTGAAACTGTATATAGAGGAACAGATGTTAACTTAATGGAAGTTGTTAACGCAGCTTTACAAAGTGGTTTTGCTAAGAAAGAAAAAGGTATGGTATTAGAAAAAGTAGTATACACTAAAGGTTCTAATAACGCAGACGCTCCTGTATCTTTCTACGCTCAAATAGGTACAGCTTCATATGAATCAGAATTAGAAACAAATGAAATGGCAATCAAGACAATCGAAGGTAAAACAATGTATGATGCTATCATTAACGCAATCTGCGATTTAGAAGAAGATTATGCTCAAAACGCAGTATTAGTTATGAGAAAAGTTGACTACTTCAAGATGATAAAAGAATTAGTTAACCAAAATGCTACATTATTTGGAGCAAAACCTGAAGAAGTTTTAGGTGTACCTGTTAAATTTATAGACGCAGCAGAATTCCCAATCATAGGAGACTTCAAATACTCTCACTACAACTATGATTTATCAATGGAATATGATAGCGACAAAGAAATCTTAACTGGTGTAAGAAGATTCGTTGTAACTGCATATGTTGACCATAGAATCACAATGAAATCTGCATTCAGATTAATCAAAGTTACTCCCTAGTAGCACTGGACAACCTCTACCTGATAAGGGAGAAGAAGAAAGTCCAGTATTACCCGATAAAGAAGAGGGGGGAGATACTCCACCTGCTCCACCTGCCCCACCTGAGGTAGAAGAGGGAGGAGGAAGTACAAATCCACCCGAGGTAGACGGGGGAGGAGAGACTTCACCTACTCAACCCGATACAGGACGTGGAGAAGAACCTCCAGTAGAACCTGATACAGGAGAAGATGTAAGTCCGTCTCTACCTGATACAGGGGAAGAAGAAAGTCCCGTTAGCGAGGACACTGCTGTAGAAGAATTAACCCCATATACTAAGAGGGAATTACATTCACTTACTAATTCTCAACTTAAAGAAATATGTGATGATATGGGAGTTAAACACACTTCATCAGCAACTAAATCAACCTTAGTAAATAGTATTTTAGAGGCCCAACAAGGGGGTAATTAAATATGATTACCGTTTCTCAAGCTAAAGAATGGCTAAGAATTTTAGACAATGATAGTGATGCTTTATTAGGTAGGTTGATTAGTCGTAGCCAAGCTATTATTCAAGCTGCTACAGGAGTTGGATATGAATATGAGGATTTAATTGATATTTATTCATACCCACAAATTGATGACCTTTATAATACAGCACAAACTATGATTGTTACTAATTTATATAATGAAGTTGATGAAGACTCACCCTCATTAACTTCTATTCTAACTCAATTAGAGATGGAATATTTAAGGTGGAAACAAGCTAATGAAACTACCTAAACCCAAATACTATACTGAAAAGTATAACCTAAAGCCACATGAGTTTAGAAGTAAAATTTCTATTATGAGATTAGACGATACTACCGATGAAGACAATATTCCTAGTAACACTTGGATTGTTTTAGCACAAGAAATGGCGAATATTAATACGACTACTACGGATGAAACTAATGATTCCAAGGGGCCAATTAATATTCACCGTGCTAGAATAATCATAAGATATCCACTATCTTATCTCCCTACTGAAAAAGATAGAGTTAAATACGGTAATGACTGGTATAATATAACCGCAGTAACCGACCTCCAAGAATGTCATGTATTTTTAGAACTTACTTGCGAGAGGATAAGAAGTTGAATATATCAATAAAAGGTGTAGACAGGCTATTAAATAAATTAGATAGATTGAATCATATAAGAGCCATGCAGGCTCTAGAGGAAGTTTCTCATATGGTACTAAATGAAATCAAAGATGCCTGTCCTAAAAATACAGGTTCTGCCGCTGCGAGTGTAGGGATTTCAGATAAGAGAGATTACAAGTTATCCGCATATATGGATATTGGTCTTAGTCGTAAGACTGGCCCTTGGGACTCTTGGAAAGGTGCTTACTTTCAAAATTATGGGTAATCCTAGTTATTGCCCCTTCATATCGTGAGGTATGTCGAAAACTCCTCTAATTGCTGGAACATCTTAACAAGTAAAGTTGAAGACAATCAGCAGCGAAGACTCTTATAGAGTAACGTTCAACGACTAAATATCCTAGTAGTCTAGGTAACGGGGAGGTTCTAGTTTATATATTCTATGATTTGGAAATAATATACTTTAGAGGTGATTTAAATTATGGGATATATTTACATGATTAGAAATTTAATTAACGGTAAAATTTATTTTGGACAAACAACCAATACTTTCTCTAAAAGGTATCATAAGAATTTACTAAAGAATACTCATGTTGAAATTTTAAAAGATGATTTAATTAAATATGGCATAAATTCTTTTGAAATAGTCGAAGATTTTGATATGTGTAATAATTTAGAAGATTTAACTAAACTAGAAAATTTATATATTATTATGTATGAAACCTATAAATCAGATTTTGGGTATAATACCTATATATCTAATAATTATATTGAAGTATGTAATAGTAATTATAAATATAATAGAAGTCAAATAGCCAGAGAGTTGTGGCAAGATGATATTTATAGAGAAAAAGTTGTACAAAACTCTAAACAAAGGATTAAAGATTATTGGGATAATCCACACAATCATATTAAACGTAGTGAGTCTACTAAGGAAAAATGGAAAGATTCTCAATATCGAGAAAATCACTCCGGTAAAAATAGCGGTCGGGCTTATGTATATGAAGTTTATGATACTATTACAGGAGAGAGAAAAGAGTTTGTAGGTATAAAATCTATAGCAAAATTCCTTGATTCGACTATAGATACTATTAGATATTATACCGATAATAAAATGTTTAAAAACCGTTACTATATTACTAAACTTGGTAAAGCTAGAACATGATATAGTCTGAACTATATGGAAACATATAGAACGAAGGTGTAACGAACCTTCAATAACAAAATTGACCATAACTGGGGTCGTGGAGGAATATATCACGGTAAGTATGTATTTGTCAATCAAATGTGGTTTGAAAATGTAGCTAATAGTGTTAAGGGTGAGGCAGGAAAAAGAATTAAAGCAAGATTAAAAATGATGATACTTGCAGAGTGGGGAAGGTAGGTGATTACTAGATGACTATAGAGAAACTTATAAGAACAGCTCTTAGTGAAGTAGTTGATATAGCACAAGAGGAAGGAATTAATCTTAGGTCGTATTTTGTAAATAGACAAGATTTATCTTTACCTTGTATGGCTTATAACTATACTAGTAGACCTGCATACTTTACTGATAATTCATGTAAATCAAATTATTTTACCGTTACGGTAAATTTATTAATAAATACAAAAGTAGAAAAATATAAAAGATTAATTATTGATAGTATGGAGAAATATGGGTTTGTTAGAACCCTTACTTCTGCTACTTATCAAGAAGATAGTGGCTATTTTAATACCCCTATCCAATTTATTATTTCGATAAGAAAGGAAGATGACAATGAGTAAGAAGGCCGTTGGTATTTGCAAATGTCATTATGCAGTTTTAACTGTAACTCCTCAAGAGAGTGGGCAAGACTTAATCTCATATGGTACTCCAGTTAAAATACCAGATTTAGAAGAAATATCTATTACAGAAACTTATGCAGAAGGTAAAAACTATGCTGATAACATCTGTAACATAGCTGTTAAAATTGTTAACAATGCTGACATCTCAATGACATTCTCTAATGTATCAAGAAAGATAGAAGCTGAATTAGCAGGTAAGACATATAATAATGGTCAAATGGAATCAAATGTTGAAGATACTCAAAAATCTGTAGCAATTTTATTCCAAAAGACTTTTGATGATGGTTCTTATGAAAATATAGTTTACTACAACTGTAAATTATCTAGAGATGATAACGGAGGTTCAACTAAAGGTGAATCTATTTCATTCCAAGGTGTTACAATCTCTGGTACAGCTATCCCACTAAGCAATAATAAACTTTCTTATATTATAGCTAGTGATGAAGTTGGAGAAGATGCTCAAGCTAAAGCTAAGTTAGATAACTTCTTTAATAAAGTACAGTTTATAGATGTTGAAAATTCTTAATATATAAATTTTATGGGGGAGGTATTACCTCCCCCTTTTTTTATTGCATTAAATAAAGATTAACTGCTTTAAAAATAACCCCTTATTATATTAATATAGAAAATTTTTGTTTTGAGGTGAGTTATATGGCTTTAGGAAGAAAAGAAAAACGTATATTTATAGGAGATAAAGAATATCTCTTAGCTTTTGATAATATTTCAATTAGAGTTTATAAGGAATTATATGGGGTTAGTTTTATGAAAACTTTTCATTTACTAGGAGAGTTTGATGATGAAACTATTATAGACTTTGCTACTGCATGTGTTAGAGAATTAGATAGTCCCGATGTTCCTTTGGGTGCTGAATTATTAAATAAACACGATTTAGTTGAAATATTACTAGGTTGTGGTGATGATATAGTACAATTTGTTATTGAAGGTCTTCCAAAAAGAAAAGAAAAAAAGTAGAAACTTCTTCGGATAATATGGAAGAACCTGAAGATATAGAATTAGATTGGTTAGAATATTTTTATTGTACCATCTTAAAACGTTCCGAGTATGATTTTTGGACTAGTGATTTAAGAAGAGTATTTTCTCAAATAGATATCTATACGGACATGAATCAAAAACGTGAGGAACAACGTAAAAAATCCGAAGAAGAACAACAATTACGTAAAGAAGGTAAGAAGAAAACTACCTTAAAAGTATTAGATTAGGAGGCTTATAAATGGAATTTAAAGATGTATTAAATAACATGTATAAAAATGAGTTAACATCTACAGATTTTCAACAAAAAGAAACTAGACAACTATTTGAAGAGTCTAGAGTATATTCAAATTTACTAAATTATTCTACTATAATTAGTAATCTTTCACCTGTAGTATATGATAAAGGGGGTAATAAAGCATTTGATTTTTATCCTACTACTAATAGTGAAAGAAGTGCTATTTTATCTACTTATGTAGATGAAGAAGTATATAGAAAAACAAATAATGTGGATATGTATGCAGAAGATTTAAAAATGAAAGTAGCTGATATGGCTGAAACAATATTCGCCAACTATTTTAAAAATAAAGCAACAGCTACCACTACTACAGGAACTACCTTAGATGAGAGATTAGTTGCTTTAAAGGACTCTTTTGGTACAAATTCTTTTGTTATAGTAGCAGGTTTTACAACATACTTAGATATAATGAAAGAATATCGTAAAGATTTTCCATATCAAATCTTATATTCTCCTAAAGTAGAAAATGATGGATTATATGGATTTAGTGCTAATAGATTATATGTTACTTCTACTATTGGAGAAATAGATCAAAAGAAAAAAGTATTAACAGGTCAATATGTTTTCGCATTAAATGTAATGAATTTACAAGTTGGTTGCGATAAAGTTTATAAAGCATAATTAATACTCGATTCTACGAAAGGAGGTTAATATATGGCTGAAGAACTTTTGATAACCCTTGGTGTCCAAGATAAAAATGCAACTGCCCAAATAAGGGCACTTAGTAATAATATTAAGTCTTTAGATAATCAAATAAAGATTGCTAATAGTGGAATGAAGGGGTTTGGAACTTCATTATCTGGATTGCAACAAAAATATACTTTACTTTCTACTAAAATGAAGAATATGCAAACCCAATTGCGTTCTTGGAAAACTAAATTATCCGAAGCTAATGAAGGTATTCAAAGACAGCAAGCTTTAATGGCTGAACTATCTGCTAGAGGAGAAGAAAACTCTACGGCTTACGCTAGAGCAGCTTCCTCTTTAGATAAATATAGGTCTCAAGCAAATAATGCTCAAAATAATATTGCTGAATTAGGGGGTAAAATTCAAAATTTAAATCAGCAAATATCTCAAACGGAAACCTTAATGGGTAATTTTAGTCTATTGCGATTTGGGGAACAAGCTGTACAGATAGGACAAAATTTCCAAAATACAGGACAAAAGATTCAAAATGTAGGTAAAGGGCTACAAACCGTAGGTACTACAATTTCAACATTATCTGCACCATTTGCCATGGCTGCAGTAGGAGCGGCAAAAGCTGCAATATCTTACGAAGATGCATTTGCGGGAGTAAGAAAAACTGTAGACGGTACTGAAACCCAATTAAGTCAATTAAGTGATGCAATTCGAGATATGGCAAAAGAAATGCCAACTAGTGCAACTGAAATAGCTGCAGTTGCAGAAGCTGCAGGTCAATTAGGTATTAAAACTCCAGACATTGCTGAATTTACAAAAGTAATGGTAATGTTGGGAGATACTACTAATATGAGTGCTACAGAAGCAGCTACTCAATTAGCCCGTTTAGCTAATATTACCGGTATGAGTGCTAGTGAATATTCTAATTTAGGTGCTTGTATAGTTGATCTTGGTAATAATTTCGCTACTACAGAAGCTGAAATTACAACAATGGCATTGAGACTTGCTGGTGCAGGTACTCAAGTAGGAATGAGTGAAGCTCAGATTCTTGGTTTTGCTACAGCATTAAGTTCTGTTGGTATAGAGGCTGAAGCTGGTGGTTCGGCTTTCAGTAAAGTAATGGTAAATATGCAATTGGCATGTGTTGAAGGTGGAGAAGCATTGGAAGACTTTGCTAGAGTTTCAGGTATGTCTGCTGATGAGTTTAAAACTAAATTCGAAACTGATGCCGCAGGTGCTATTCTTGCGTTCATAGATGGTTTAGGTAATGTTGAAGAAAACGGGGGGTCTGCAATTGAAGTACTAGATAAAATGGGAATATCTGAAGTACGTTTAAGAGACGCTTTATTGAGGGCAGCTGGTAGTTCAGAGGTATTTAGCGGTGCTATTGAAACTGCAAATGAAGCTTGGAGCGAAAATTCAGCTTTAACAGAAGAGGCTGCTAAGCGATATGAAACAGTACAATCTAAAATAGAGATATTAAAGAATAAGATATTTGATTTAGGTATTTCTTTAGGAGAAAAACTTCTTCCATATATTGAAGAATTTATAGATTGGGCAGCCGACTTAGTTGAGTGGTTTGGTAACTTAGATGAAGGTACACAACAATGGATTCTTAAACTAGGATTATTAGGTACTGCAATAGGTATGGGAGTAACTTTACTTGGTAAATTTACATCTGGAATAGGTAGTGTTACTAGTGGTATTGGTAGTATTATAGAATTAATAGGTAAATGGGCTTTAAAACAAGCTGGAGTTTCTACTGCTTTAGGAGGTACTACTGCAGCTTTAAGTGGCATGAGTACTGCAACTTCTACTGCTGCAGGTGGATTAGGTGCTGTATCTACAAAAGCTAGTCTTTTATCTACTATCTGTAACCCACTTACTTTAGGTATAGGTGCTTTGGTAACAGCGATAGCTGCGATTGGTATAGCTTGGTATAGTAACGAAAAGAAATGTGAAGCTGGAGCGCAACAACTTAGAGAAGCTGGTTTTGTTGCCGAGGACTTAACAGGTAAAGTTAAGGGTACTACTAATGCTTTAGATGAATTATTTGGTCATGAATATAATATCAAATTTAGTGATGAATATAAAACTAAAACTCAAGAGATTGAGAATAATGTAAAAGATTGGCATGATAGATTAATTGAACTTCAAAAAAATATTGATGAAATTCTAAATAATACAGAGATAGACCAAGAAACTAAGCAAGAACAAGTACAAGCGGTGGTTCAACCTTGGATAGATGAATTAAATCAAGGTAATGAAGAAATTGCTACTAATCAACAAGAACTCTATAGTAACGTAGAAAAGTATGCCGCAGATACTTTTGGTAAAGGTTCTGAATACTATACAGAGTATATGTCTCAATACGAAAGTTTTATGACAGGATATCAATATAGATATGATAAAGATAATCAAGAATTATTAGGTATCTATGAAAAACTAGCTTCTGGCGAAATGACTATGACTGATGAGTTAAGAGACCATATAATGGATGTACGTGAAGATATGGCTAATGCTCAAAAAATGCTTAATATGGAAACTTCTGATGACTATATTAATCAATTAGTTTTAATGGCTGAACAAGAAAAAGTAATTGGTGATGGAAGAGTTGAAAATATTCGAAAAGCTACCGATGACATAATTAAATCTAAGAGACAAGAAGCAGATTCTTGGGCAGAAGAAGAATATAAAAAAATAGATGCATTGAAAATGAGTGGGGCTATAACAAAGGAAGAATATGATAGGGCTACTGAAGCTATAAAATCACAAGAAGATAATATGAAACTTCTAGGTGAAACTACAGCTAACCAATATGGTATTATGGCAATGTATAGTAAAGAATATGCTGACCAACACGGTTTACACACACAACAAGTCGAAGGCGACATTGAGGGTCTTTTCCAAGTATATGATGAAAACGGAAATGCTATGAGAACGGTATTCGCAACAAACGAGGAAGCCCTTAAGTTATATGCACAAGCTAATGGTGGTGCATGTACTACTGTAAAAGGTGAATGGGGCGAAATGACCGAAGTTGTTGTAGACCAAAACGGTAATATCATAGCACAATTAACTGATAATAACTGGGCTTGGGAAAATAATGCTCAAGCAGTATGTGATGCTTTAAAGACAGAAATTGACTCTGTTAAATTAGGAAGTAAATCTACTGACGAAGCTATGGAAACTATTAAATCTAAATTAGCTAGTGGCGAAATATCTGCACAACAATTCGGATTTACTACCGAAGAAGCATTCTTAGATTGTGCTAGAGAAGCATTAAATTGTGGAGGAGATGTTGATGCATTAAAGAGAAGTGTTAACAATCTTCCTAAAACAACAACTATTACTGTTACTGATAACGGTACTGTAAAAGATGTTCAATGGAAAATTAATGGTATTCAAGGTAAGACTGTAACAGTTACTGTTAATCAAGTGCCTGGTACTGTAGTCCAACACACTCGAGGAGGTAGCTGGACTATTAATGAACAAGGTACTCACGGTCAAGTCGGTCAAGAACAATTAGCTAAATTTAATGAATCTTGGAGAGGTTCAAAGAGTTGGGAATTAGTTGACGGCCCTTATGTTGATTTAGGGTACGATGGTCAAACTAGTAGGGCTTTATTAGGAGTAGGTGCTAGTATTAAATCTAATGCTACTTCTACTGATATGATGTTAAAAGCTGTACAGGATGAAGTGCAAAGACAATTTGATGAAGTTTATTTAGATTATGCTAATCGAAATAGCCAAGTAAGTCAACTTGCATTTAAATTTGGAAACCCACAACAAGTTATAAATAATAACTCTAACTTTGATGATAATAGAATAATTACTGCTTTATATGAAGTTATAGGTGCTATTACTGGAATTAATTTAAATCCTACAATTTCTTTAAACCCCAAAGGTTTAGCAAAAACTCTAACTCCATATATTGATAGAGAATTAGATGTTAGAAGTAAGAGAAGATAATTAAGAGATATGCGTTAACTACGTGTTAACTCATATCTCTTTTTTTATTTTAAAATATACACTAGATTAAGGAGGTGTATATTTAATGTCTTTTTATATGACTTTTGACAACGGTAAAACTAATAGAAACTTTCATATAGAAATAGCTGAAAGACCTTCTATTCCAATAGCAGAAGATAATGTGGAATATATACAAATTCCAGGCAAAGATGAAAACTTAACTAGAAAAGACGGGTTTAATAATAGACAGCTCCAAGTACAGTTTAGTTTTTCAGATAAAACTAATTTAATCGGATATATGAGACCGTTTATTTCTCAATTACGTAATTCAAAATCTTTTTATTTTTCTGACGACACTTCTATTGAGTATAGAATAAAGAATGTTATTATAAGTGATATTGAGAGAGAAGTTAGAATTTTAGGGACATTTACAGTTACATTTGTAATAGACCCATTTTGTTATTATAGAAATGTAGCAACTATAGATGCGAAAAGTGTTCCTTCATTTACTAATATAGGAGATTTCTATTCCAAACCATATATTAAAGTTACTTGTAATGGCACTATTACTGATGCTCAATTAGTAGTAAATGATTTAATTATGAAATTTAAAACTATTACAGATTTTATAGAAATAGATTCAGCTATTAGAAAGTGTTATAAAGGAAATCCTTCTAATAGCTTGGGAAGTACGGTAGAGGCCAGTGATTATCCTATACTTAAAACAGGTATTAACAATATTAATTGTTCAAGTAATATTACTCATGTATATATTGAACCAAGATGGAGGTGTTTCTAATTGAGTGTTAAATTATTTAGTTCCAATTCTACCGAAAGTGATTGGAAAACACTTGGAATTGATTTGGAATCGGAGATACTTGATATAGATGTAGCAGAACATTTAAATCAATCATTTAGTGTTACAATGACTTTTGATATTGATTCTGAATTGGGAAACCTTATTAATTTTAATGATATAATTGTATGTACTACAAATAATATTATAGATGGAAAAGTATACTGCGAAGAGCCATTTAGAGTTAAGTCAATTAATAAGGATATTACTACTATAGAAGTATATGCGGAACATAGAATTTTTGACTTAGCGGATAATCTTATTGAGTATTGTTCTATAGATAATTTATCTGGAACATTAGCTGGTCAAGCTATCTTAAATTCAACTATAGAACCCCACCAATTTTCTTTTGATAGTACAATAACATCAGCAGGAACATTTGTAGTAGAAAATATAGACCCTATTACAGCTTTTATAGGAGAAAATGGATTTAGTTCGACTTATAATGCTGATATGGTTATGCATAACAATACTATTAAAATGATGAATGATAGAGGTTCAGACCGAGGGGTAGTAATAGAGTATGGTAAAGATTTATTAGGAGTTGACTACTCTTCCGATTTTTCCGAAGTATATACTAGAGTTATTCCTTCTGCGGATAATGGTAAGGTAACACTTCCCGAAAAAACTTATGATAGTCCTAATATAAGTAAATATCCCCACCCTATTACTAGAAAAATAGAGTTTAGTGATATTAAACTTAAATCTTTGAATAGCAACAAAAGTAAGTTAAACTTTGAATTTACCTCTCAAGAAAACGGTAATGTAACATTTGAAATACAACTAGGTAAATTTGAAAATGGTTATAAAATGCACGAAGTAAGTATTGAAGAAGTATCAATTATAGATAAAGACTCTGACTCTTCAAATAGGAAGAATCTAGTAACTAATGGAGATTTTAAAGAACATTTTACAGATTGGACACTTACAGGTATTTCTGATGCAGCTACAAGAAGTGAAGATACTTATGTTATATTACCAATAGGTGAAACTTATAAGTCTTCCCCTAATTCCTTTGATATTAAACACCCTAGTATTCCTATAACTAGTGGCAAGACCTATGAGGTAGAAGTTACATTAAATTCTACTATTGTTAGAAAAGCACAAGTTATTGTAAATTCAATAAATAAAGCTTATATTAATGAAACAGTAGATTTAGGAAATAAAGAGAATACCGAAGGTTTTGATAGCTTAATAGAAGCACAAGCTGAATTAAGAAAATCTTGCGAACACTTATTTACAGTAGATAAAGTGGACGAACCTAAAGTTACAATAGATGTAGAATGTGCTGTATTAACATCAACCGAAGAATTTAAGGATAGTACTTCTGCAAAGATATGGGTAGGAGATACTGTAGGAGTTAGGTACTCTAAGATTGGACTAGATATAAAAACAAGATGTATCGAATCTCATTTCAATCCTATTAATAAAGAAGTTACATCTTTTACTATAGGTAATGAGGAAAGCTATTTCTCTACTAGTGTTACAGAAGCTACAAAAACTGACCAAAATTTAAAAGATAAAATTGAGAATTTAGTTCAAAACGGGCAAGTAATAAATGCGGATAAAATAGTAAAACAAGCAGTAGAAGAAGCTACTAATATAATAAATAACGGTCTTGGTGGATATGTAGTTAAAACTAGAGATGAAATTCTTGTTATGGACACCGATAATAAAGATACTGCTATGGTAATAACTAGAATGAATAAGAATGGTATCGCTGTATCTACTACTGGTTATGGAGGCCCTTGGTACGGTCTTGTAACAGGAGGTAAATTAGTAGTTAATGAAGCCACTTGTAATAAATTTACAGCTTCTTTAATAAATGCAGGTATATTAAAGAGCAATGATGGGTCATCTTGGTTTGATTTAGAAAATGGAACATTTAGTTGGGCAAATGGTCAACTAAAATTTGATGGTACTGAATTAACTATAGGAATAGACGATGCTACCGTAAATGATTTATTAAATGCTACATTTAATGTTTTAGTAGATAGAGAACATTTAGTAATTCCTTTAGATTCTAATAGTTTCCCCGTTGATTCTGCTACTTATACTTTTAAATTTACGGTGTTAAAAGCTAACACTACTACTGAAACTCCTTGTTTAGTTACAAAAGTTACTCCAAAAACTACAATTGATGGTGTATCTTTTACAATGAAGAATAATACGTGTTCTATGATAATAGATAATAGTAAGAGGTTTTTAGGAATCAATGGAGATTCATTTGAGGTTACCTTAGAACTTTTAGATTACACTTTATCTAAAACTATTTCTTGGTCAACTGTAGTACAAGGTAGAGATGGTAAAGATGGGGTTAATGGGGCTCCCGGTATTTCTTCTTACTTCCACGTTAAATATTCTCCTGTACCAAATCCTACAGCAAGTCAAATGACTGAAGAAGTTAATGAGTATATCGGTACTTATGTAGATAATATCGCTACTGATTCAAACGACCCTAGTTCTTATACTTGGGTAAAATTAATAGGTAAAGATGGTACTGACGGTATTCCGGGAACTAACGGCACTGATGGTAAAACTACTTATCTCCATATAAAATATTCTGATGATATGGTAAGTTTTACAGCGAATAATGGTGAAACTCCGGGTAAATATATGGGTCAATATGTAGACTTCATAGAAACTGATAGTTTAGTATTTAATGATTATGTTTGGGCATTAATTAAAGGTAAAGATGGGGTAGATGGTACTAACGGTACTCCGGGTGTAAGTTCTTACTTCCACGTTAAATATGCTCCTAATAATAATCCTTCAGCTAGTGAGATGACCGATACTCCACAAGAATATATGGGTACTTATGTAGATAGTAATAAAGCAGATAGTAACGACCCAAAGAAATATACTTGGATAAAAGTTTTAGGTAAAGATGGTACATCTATTTCAATAGATTATACCGTAGATACATTACCTACTAAAGGAGAAGTTGGTAAATACTATTATGTTAACGGTACTGGTATTCTATGGAGATATGAAAGTAGTGGTTGGGTAGAATTAGGTAAGATTCAAGGCCCTCAAGGTATTCCAGGTACTAACGGAGAAGACGGAAGAACTCAATATCTTCATATTAAATATTCTAATGATGGTGGAAGTACATTTACTACTAATAATGGTGAAGATGTAGGTATGTATATAGGTACTTATGTGGACTTCGAAGAAGCTGACAGTAACTCCGTAAGCAAATATAAATGGGCTAGAATTAAAGGTACTGATGGTACTTCAGCAAGTTATGTAAAGATTGTAGAAAGTGCTAGAGTGTTTAAAAAGACTCAAAGTGCTACAAGTTACTCTCCTACAACTATTACACTTACTCCGGAATTAACTAATTGTACTTTCGGTAAGTGGCAATATAGTACAGACGGAGGAAAATCATGGACTACCGTAACAAGTGGATTAAATGGATTAACTATAAGCACTGGGGTATTAACAATATCTAATACATCAGCATTATATACAAGTTCTATTACTTCTATATCATTTAAAGTTACTGCTAGTGATGGTTCTTCTGATGTATCTACTATAACTAGACTTACAGATGGTATAGATGGTATTACTCAAAATTTTAATCTATTCCCAAATTCTAACTTTAAAGATAAGTATTCTCCTTGGACTGGAAGTCATTCAGCAAAAGTAGAATTGGTTAGTAATACTACAGGAGCAAGTTTACCAAGTCCTGCAACTCAAGTCGTTAAAGTAACTGGAACATCTGGAAATGCTTATGCTTTCCTAACCCATACTTTAGAACTTGATACTAGTACGGAATATACTGCAAGTTTTTGGTGTTATTTTCCTAGTAGTATAACTAGTAATGCAAGTATTAATATTTATTATAATAATAATGGATGGCAAGGAACTGGATATACTTTAGCTATAACTGAAAGAGATAAATGGGTAAAAAAATCTCTTACTTTTAAAACTAATGCTACTTACCGTACAACAGTAATTGCATGTGGTTTATCAGGAAATACTTCTAATGTACCTAATAGTTATTTTTATGTATGTTTAGCAAAATTAGAAACTGGTAATAAAGCTTCTGATTGGTTACCTACTAAAGAAGAATTAAATGGAGAAAGTGCAACAAATGTAATTTTAGGAAATGAAAATCATACATTTCCTGCCACTAGTGATGGTAACGCAAAAGCTACTACAATTACTTTTGAAGTAGACGGTTTTGTAGGAACAGAGGAAAAAGCTGTTACTATTGGAACAATAAGTGGAATTCCTACTGGAATGACTATTACTAGTAATGGTTCTGGAACTACTAATGCTACTATAACAGTAAAAGTTACTACTTCTATGAAATCTTTAAACGGTATTGTTACTATCCCAGTTACTTGTAACGGTCTTACTTTTAATAAGCAATTTACTTATTCTTTATCTGTTCCGGGTAAAGACGGAGAAGACGGTATTAATGGTACTAATGGTATTAATGGTACTTCTAGTTATTTCCATATTAAATATGCACCAAATGGAAATCCTACTTCTGCTCAAATGACAGAAACCGTAAATACTTATATAGGAACTTACGTAGACCAATCACCTACCGATTCTAATGACCCTAAGAAATATACTTGGAGTAAGTTTATAGGTCAAGACGGTAATAAGGGAGAACAAGGTACTCCGGGTAAAGATGGTAAAGATGGTACTACTTACTATTTACACATCAAATACTCTAATGACGGTAAAACTTTTACAGCAAATGGTGGTGAAACTCCGGGGGATTATTTAGGACAATATGTAGATACTAATGAAGCCGATAGTACTACTTTTAGTAAATATACTTGGAAGAAGATTAAAGGAGATACTGGGGCTCAAGGTGTACAGGGGCCAGCAGGTACTTCTAGCTATTTCCATGTTAAATACTCTGCTGTAGCAAATCCTACTTCAAGTTCTCAATTAACTGAATCTCCTAGTGATTATATAGGTACTTATGTTGATAGTAATCCTACCGATTCTACCGACCCAACTAAATATACATGGTCTAGATTTAGAGGATATGATGGAAATAAAGGTGAACAAGGTACTCCAGGTGTAAATGGTACTGATGGTAAAACTTATTACTTACACATTAAATACTCTAATGACGGTTCTACATTTACAGCAAATAATGGAGAGACTCCGGGTGCTTGGTTAGGTCAATATGTTGATACAGTAGAAGCTGATTCTACAACATTTAGTAAATACACTTGGGCTAAAATAAAGGGAGATAGTGGTGCTAATGCTAGTTATGTAAGAATAGATGAAACATCTCAAGTATTCTTAAAAGCGAGTGGTGCTACATCTTATAGTCCTTCTAATATTAAATTAACTCCAGTATTTACAAACTCTGCTTATAGTAAATGGCAATATAGTACTAATAACGGTACTTCTTGGACTGATGTAAAAAGTGGTTCAAATGGATTGACAATTAGCAATAAGGTATTAACTATAGCTAATACTTGTTCTTTATATACAAGTTCTATAAAGTCTATATTATTTAAAGTAGTTGGTACTAATAGTGTTTCGGATATAATGACAATTGTTAGAATAGCTGATGGCGAAGAAGGTGCTACTCCTAATTTTAATTTAGCTTCAGGAACTACTAGTAGTAAGAGTATGGTTGGAACAAACTCTACTAACCAAACTAGTACATGGTTTGACTTAAATTGTAGTAAAATACAAGGTAAGCAAGTTACGGTTTCTTACGACTGGAGTGTTACTGGGGATTCTATATCTGGTACATTTAAATTTCAAACAACTGCATCTACTTGGCAAGAGTTATCTAATACAATAACAGTAAGTTCTACTAATAAAAGTGGACATAGTGTTTGTACTTTAACTATAGGTAGTAGTAATACTGATGCTAGAATCCATTGTAGATGTGATAACCTTGTAGGTACGTTAACTATAAGTAATTTTAAAGTTGAATTAGGGCCTAAAGAAACGGCATGGTTACCTACAGTAGATGAGTTAAACGGAAAAGATGCAACAGTAATTCAATTAGGTAATGAGAATCATACATTTAAAGCTACTAGTAATGGTAAAGCTGTGGCTAGTTCTATAAATGTCAATATATTTGGATTTGTGGGAACTGCTCAAACTGCTTGTACTGTAGGTACTATTAGTGGTGTTCCTACTGGTATGACCGTTACTACTAATAATAATGGAAGTAAGTCTACAAGTTTAACTATATCTACTACAACTTCTATGACTTCTGCTAACGGTACTATATCAATTCCTATTACTTGTAATGGTGTTACTATTACTAAGATATTTACTTATTCATTATCTATTCCAGGCACCAACGGTATTAATGGTACTAACGGAACAAATGGAACAAACGGTACTAATGCTAGTTATGTAGATGCAGTTCCTACTACTTTATTCTTTAAATGTAATGCTAATTCTACTAGTTATAGTCCATCTTCTATTACTATCACCCCAACTTTTGTAAATTGTAGTTATTCTAGTTGGCAATATAGTACAAACGGAGGAAGTTCTTGGACTAATGTAACAAGTGGAAATAATGGACTTACAATAAGTAGTAACAAATTAGTAATTGCTAACTCATCTTCTTTATTTACATCAAGTGTAACTAGTGTTGCGTTTAAAGTAAATGCAAGTGGAAGTAAGTATGATGTGGTAACTATATCTAAATTAAAAGATGGTAATACTGGTGCAACGGGTGCAACTGGTGCAGAAGGTGCTACTCCTAATTTTAATATATTACCTAATACTAACCAAGGAACTACTGGTTGGTACTGGTCTATGCAAGAAGGAGATCATACTCGTACCGCTGTAGTAGAAGATGGAATTAATTGTTGTAAATTTACTAGAGGAAGTACAGCTCAATCAGGCTGGTCAGTAATAGGATATGAACCAATTAATAGAGATAAATTTAAAACTAGTACGAAATATACTCTTTCTGTAGAAATTAAATCTAGTGTGGCTTCCTCCGTCAACGTAAGACTTGTAAAGGGAAACGCTACAGAGGCTATATGTGATCAAGTTTGGTTAGGAAACACTAAAGCAAATACTTGGACTAAACTAAGTTGTACACTTACTACTTATTCAACTCTTTCTACCGATAAGGGTCAATCAGTATATTTTACAGGTTTTGCTTCTGGTACTGGAGTATCGCATACATTTAGAAATTTAAAAATTGAGGAAGGGACAAAAGCGACGGCGTGGTTACCTACAGTAGAAGAATTAAACGGTGCTGATTCTATAAATGTAATACTTGGAAATGAATGTCATACATTTGCAGCTAGCAGTAATGGTGCAGCAGCAGCTACAAGTGTTGCTACAAGTGTAATAGGATATGTAGGAACTACTAAAACTGCATGTACTATAGGAACAATTAGTGGATTACCTACAGGTATGACAGCTACTATTAATAGTAATGGTACTACTAATACTAGTGTAACATTTGCTGTAACAACTTCACTTAAAACAAAGAATGGTACTGTAACAATTCCAGTAACTTGTGGAGGAGTAACAATTAATAAAGTATTCTCTTATAGTTTAGCAGTCGCAGGAGCAAATGGAACTAATGGAAGTAATGGTACGAATGCCATAACTACACGACTCAACGCTAGCACTAATGTATTTAAAAGTACGGATGGAGGAGTTACATTTAGTCCCTCTTATATAGATTTTATAGAACAATACACAAATTGTAGTTTTAGTAGTTGGCAATATAGTATTGATGGAGGAAAAACATGGACTACTATATCTAGCGGAAGTCATGGATTTACTACTTTGACTCATGGTTTAAGACTATCTTGTACGAGTGATTTATTTAATACTACTGTAACAGCTATAACAATTAGAATTAATACAAATGTATCTACTGTGTATGACACACTAACAGTATATAGATTATATGATAGAACAGATATAAATGATGCTTTTGAACAAATGAAATTAACAGTTACTCAATCAAATACTAAATGGGAAGCTGCATTTAGAAATTCTAATGCTAATAATATGTTTATGAACTCTGACGCATTGACTGGAGATACTTCAAACTGGGTAGAAAATGGAAATAGCCTATCCGTTGGAAAAGCTAATGCTTTCCCATTCTACGGAAGTACTGAAAATTACTTTAGGACTGCATTCTCTAACGGTGGAGGTGCTAGATACGCACACGACATACCATTAGAGCCAAATACTGATTATGTGTATGAAGGTTATATCTATACAGATACTGCTTTTAATGGAACTAACATAACTCCATTACATTTTTGGATTTGGACGGGGACTACCCCAACGAGTACAAGACTTTGTACTGTAATAGATTATAGACAAACCGTTACAGTTGGAAGATTTGTTAAATGTTATTGCCACTTCAAAACTAATAATCTAAGTGAAGCTCTTTATGGTAGATTCTTTATATATTCTACAGCAACTGTAGGTCATATTGGATTCAAGAGAATGTCTTTGAAAAAAGGTACGGTTGAAACAGAATGGACGCAACACCCTAATGAAGTTAGATCTAGTACAACTTCTATAGATAAAGATGGGGTTACTGTAAAGCATAGTGATGCAGGTACTTATACTCAAATGAGTGCTAAGGGATTTAGTATTAATGATTCTTCTACTGGTGATGTTTTAGCTTGGTTATCTAGTAAATCTCAATGGACTGAATTAAAGGTTGATAAAATTTCTGCAAAAAATATTCAAACTATATATGAAGGCCCTTCTAATTTATATGTTAATCATTCAGCAGCTTCTGGGGGAGACGGTTCTGCTTCAAAACCATTTAACTCATTTGCACAACTTAGAGCTTACTTGTCAGCTACTCCTGTTATTAATAAAGATTTATTTATTATTGTTAGAGACCCCGGCTTTATCATTAACGAACAACTTTGTTTGGAACGATTAACTGGTATGGGATATATCAAAATAACTTTAGAAGGTAAATTAGTAATCTGTAACCCCGGTGGAGGACAAGAGTGTATTAGGTTAATTCAAATGCCTTCTAAATGGATATGGCTTATAGGAGGAAGAACATTAGGTTCTAGTGATACTGGTCCAATATTACAAGATGGAGGAAATGGAAACTCTAGTGGTATTTTTGCCGCTGACGTAGGTAGGTTAGAAGTTAATAATATAACTATCGCATGTAAAAATTACGGTATACAGACCGAAAGGGTTTATCTTTACACTTATCAATGTGATTTCGGTAAATGTACTACAGCTATTGACCTATGTCGTCAATCAGTTTATTATATGATGCAAGATGTGGGTAGTAATTCCTACTTCTGTAACCTCCATAGTGGTTCGTTTGCTTATTGGGGAAATCTAGGGTCAATAAGACCTATGGGTCAAGTTACTTTATCTAATGGTATAGTTTATGACATGAACTCAAATTTAAAAGAGACACCTTCACCTCGTTTCCCTGTAAGTAACCCAAATCCACCAGCTCCAAGTGGTCAAGTGTATACTTACACTTATAATTGGACTTCTCATAAAACTTATCAATATCAATGGTCAAATTGGAACGATTCCGATTGTAAACAAGGTGCTTGGGGATACGGACTTAGAGGAGGACATATGTTCTTTGATTTGTCTTCAATAAGAAGCAATATGACTGGTACGGTACAAGACGGTAATACCATTACTCTTACAAGAGCAAATAGTGGTGGTAATAGTGGTCAATCAAATGTTTATATAAATGGTTCAACATGTAGTTCCGCAAGTGGTACTCCTTCTTATGGAGGTCAAACTCATTTAGGTACTCTTGCATGGGGTGAAACTAAGACATTCACTTTACCAAAAGCAATTGTTCAAGGTCTTGTAAACGGTAGTTATAACTCACTTGCAGTATATGTCAATAGTACAGCATCTAATAATTATATAAACATTGTAAATTGTAGTATTACATTGAAAACTAAAAAATAGATTAGGGGGATATATTCCCCCTCCTTAAAGGAGGTTATTATTGTGATTACACAATATGGAAGTTTAGACGAGAGAAGATTTTCTATTTATGAATATGATATGGTAAATAATGAACAAGTATTAATTGCAACTGTTTATTGCGTAAGAAGAGATAACGGTATGTGGGAGTTACCTGCACCACAAATATTCAATGAGGTTATTTATAATAACAATAAAGCACAGTATGAAGCTGCGATACAAGCTTTTAGGAACGATTGTACTGGGTCTATTCCAGAAGATACTAGTTTACTAATAACTCAAGTAAATCAATTAACTAAAGAAAATGAAATGCTTATGAAAGCAATTGCTGAATTAGCCGAATCAATAGAAAAGTAAAGTAGTTAATGCCATATTAATATGGCATTAACTCTTTTTTATTTAATAAGGTAATCTAAATATAATGAGACTATAGAAAGGAGTGTTATCGTGGCTATTTCAAAGAATATTACTATTACTATAAAACAGACAAAAGCTTCTCCTAGCGAAAAAGTATTCATATATCAAGGAGATTTTGGAGTAGATTTTTATTTCACTTTAAAACAATTTAATTTTGAAATAAAGAATGAAATAAATATTACTAGAGAACTTGCTAGTGGTGCTTATGCTAGTGCTACTGTTTTAAGACCGAATGGAGAAATATTTGAAAGAGACCCATTTCCTGTTACATCTGAAGGTTATTTAAAATTTACAATAACTAAAGATTTTACGGACGAGTTAAGTGATATTGGGGAATATAAGGTTCAATTTCACTTATATGATGGAGACGGAGATGATGCAAATAGGATAACAATTCCTCCTTTTACTTTTGAAGTAAAGAAATTATTAGAGTAAGGAGGTTATAATATATGGCTATTAAAAGAGAAGTGGTACTTACTATTAATGGTAGTAAAGCTTCTTTGGATAGTAAGATATTTGTATATCGTAATGATAGAGGTATTGATTTACACATACAATTAGTTAATTTCTCATATTTGATTGAAACTCTAACTACTCCTGTAAGAAAAGCTAGTGCTAGAGTTTTAAAGCCCGATAAACTTAATTATTTTGATGTCGATACCTTAGAAGTTGAAAATGATGAAATTATATTTACTATTACAGGTTCAATGACAGATGAATTAGCAGAAATAGGTACTTATAGTGTTCAAATTCATTTATATGATGAAAACGGTAATAGAATATCTATTCCACCATTTGATTTCTTTGTCCGTCCTCTAATTGCTGATGGAGAAGATAAAGAGGAAGAAGTTACTTATGCTAGGGCTGATTTCGCTAAAGCTGATTTTAATTTAGCTGCACCATCCGATTATGTATTAGATGGGAAATATGTAAGAGTATATTGGCAAACTGGAGACTATGTTACATCTGCAAAACTTAATAATATAGAAAATGGTGTTGAGAAGAATATACTTAAAGAAGCTTTTACCGTTAGAGGAGCATCTTATGGAGATGCTATAGATGGAAAAGTCTATGACGCGGGAATGTCAGCATTAGATATAGTAAAAGATATGCTAACACATAGAAACTTATATAAATACAAGTTACCTACTATGAGTTTTTCATCTAACGTAACTAGTTGTGAAATAGGTGCTACAATTTCCCCTACTTTAAAAATCAACTTTGTCCAAAATGACTCTGGAGGTATTGCTAGTTGTTCTATAGCCCAAGATGGTACTGTAATTAGTACATCTACTCAAACATCTCTTATTAAAGCTGTTATGAATAAAGATAGGGAATATGTTGCAACTGTATACTATTCAGCTGGACCAGTACAAAATGATAATTTAGGAGACCCTTCTCCGGGAAACATTCAAGATGGTATGTTATCTGCTAGACTTACAATAAAAACTTTAAGACCTTGTTTTGGTTTTTGTGATATTTCTACTGAAGTACCTTCTGTATCATATGTACGTGCTAAGACTCCGTATAAATTAGGAATTAGTAAAGGAGAACAAATTAGAGTTACTACTAACGAAGATTCTACTTTAGTAGTTTTTGCATATCCTTTAACTCTTGGAGAATGTACTAAAATACGATATGAAGATTTAAATGACGATAATAGTAAGAGTATATTTAGTTATACTACTTTAGATATTCCAGATTTAAGTGGTCTTAATCCCGAAACTTATGCAATTTATTACTATATACCTTTAGTTCCTTTTGGGTCTAAAGCTACATTTACACTAACAATATAGAGAGGGGAGGATTAATTTGGCAGAAGTTTTAAGTGCTACTAAACAATTTAAAAGACTGTTTCAAGGTACTCTAGACCCTACTATGAGTTGGGATAGCGAAGAGGAATTAAGAGAATATCTTAAAGACCCCACTTGTCCTAAAAATATGGTTGTTGCAGCAAATGGGAACGGATATATTGTATATGAAACTTCTAGTGGGACATTAGATTTAAAACAGTTAGGTACTTTAGAAGATACTAAATTAGGACAATTAGTTCAAGAATTAAAAACTGTAAAATATGACGATGTTCTAATAAAACAACAAGAATCTTCTGACGGTACTATAACTCCTTACTTAGAGTTCTATGCTAACGGAGTACTTATGAAAACTATCGAAATTGGTGGAAGTGGGTTAAACACTTCTCAATTAGATAATATAGAGAAGATTCCAAATATAGAAAAGAATGCTCAAGATGCATATGATACTTCAACAACTACAGCACAAGCTTTATTAGAATATTCAGAGACTACCGATGAAACATTAAGGTTGAAAGCTAATATTTCTTATGTAGATTCTATCAAAGAAGCTCACGAAACAAGAATGGATTGTACCGAATCTAATATAGAATATTTACTAGGGGTTGTAGAGGAACTTACGTATCAGACTATATCTACTACTAAATACACAATAACTCAAACTACAGCAGAAATTGGAAGTAATGTGGCTAGAATACAACTTAATTGGGATTATAATAAACCCCCTACTTCTCAAGCTATAAACGGGGAATCTTTAGATGTTGGTGTAAGGTCTAAGAATTTTGATAATGTAACATCTAATACTACTTATACATTAACTGCTAGTGATGGAAAGAGTAATCTATCTAAGAGTTTAAGTATCACCTTCTTAAATGGTAAATATTACGGTTCTAAGGAGGTTTCTAGTTATGATAGTAATTTTATCCAATCCTTAACAAAAGTCCTCACAAATGGACGAACTGGTACGTTTACAACGACTTGTGGTCAAGGTCAATATATTTTCTTTGCAATCCCTACAAGGTTTGGAAATCCTTCTTTTACCGTAGGAGGATTTACAGGGGGTTTTGCTAAAGTCGATACAATAGATTACACTAATCCTTCGGGATATGTTGAATCTTACGACATTTACAAGAGTGATTATAGTAATCTTGGAAATACTACGGTAGTTGTGGGGTGATTAAATGGCTATAGAGTTAATTTCTACTATTAAACCCAAAAATAACGGAGACTTTCCTATCGTAGAAGCGAATGATATAAAGGGTGGTTATTATAGTGTCGCTAGTATAGAAGAACGTGATAAAATCCCTAGTGGTAGAAGACAACCTGGAATGTTATGTTATGTTTTAGGAGATAAAATATATAAATTAAATGATGACTTAAATACTTGGAATGAACTTAAAACTGGTGGGGGTGGGGGAGAAGTTGTTGAATCCAACAATATCTGGATAGGTACTCAACCTCCTACCGAAGAAGGTTATAAACTTTGGATAGATATAAGTGATGAATCTTTAGATGAAACTTTTTCTAGTGCTGTTATAAACGAGTTTAAGAATATAATAAGTTCTCTTACTACTAGAGTGATACAATTAGAAAAGGAAGTCGAATATCTCAAAGCTAATGGTGGGGGTGGAACTACTCCAGACAAACCTCCTACTCCAGATAAACCTTCTACTACTAATGCTACTATAATGACTTTCGAAGATGGTAGTATTATGACCTTCGAAGATGGTTCAATTATGTGTTTTGACATTGACGAAAATATATCAACTACTAATGACACATTAATGACATTTGAAGATGGAAGTTTACTTACATTTGAAGATGGTTCAATTATGTGTTTTGATATAAATACATCTACCACTACCCCAGATACTCCTAGTAATCCAGACGATACTGGTACATCAGATATTATAATGGTAGATGAAAATCTTAAGATTCTAACCTTTGAAGACGACGCTATAATGTGTTTCGAAAAAACTAATTAATAGGAGGATATATAAATGGCTGATTTAAGAAAGAAGTGGTATGATGCCACTCAAAAATTAACTGCTAACAATACTGATAAAATATTAGTATATGATGGTAATACAAGTTATCTAGTTAATGTGAGTGCTATTAAAGGTGTTGACAATGTAACTGATGAATATATGTTAGTTACTGCAAAAGATGGTAACAAATATAGAGTTGGAGTGGATTATTTAGGTAATCTATATGCTGTAAAAGACGAAGCTTATACTGCTACTCCTCCAGCTACTAGCGATAATAGAGATGATAAATATCAAGCTTTAATTATAAATCAAATGTGGGGTGGAGGAGATTTACTTACTGGTACTGCAGTATCTCACTCTTTTATTGAATTATATAATTTAAGTGGTAAGGAATTAAATTTAAAGGGATTATACTTATGGTATAAGAGTGGTACTTCTGCTTGGGAGAAACAAGAATTAGTTGGAATAATTCCACCTTATTCTTCTTACTTAATTAGAGGTGCTCAACACAACTCTTTATTTAAAGATGATTGTCGTTTAAAGATCGAAGATTTTGATTTAGAATTTAGAGATAGTAGCGGAAAGCCTAAGAAGTTTGCTAATAATGGTATGAGTGTATATATTTCTATAGGAGATGTTACTCCTGACACAAACCCAATAAGAAGTACTACTAGTTTAGAGGGTGCTACAACTTATTCTTTAGCATACGTAGACTTAATGGGATGTGGAGGAACAAATACAGATTCAGATACTGTAAGTGCTTATGAAAAGAACTACAGATTCGGAATGTCTAAGAATTGTGCTTGTAGGAGAATTGATTTCTATAATGGAGGTACTGCTTTAGATATATCTGGATATTCAAATGGTACTGGAGATAATGCTTCTGACTGCGAAATTATAGATTACAGTACATGTGAAGTTGAAAGATTTAGACCACGTACTTCTAAAGAAGGACATTGGGACATGTTCGTATCTAAAGACCCTATTAATGAAAATGCTCCTAACGCATTTGTATTAGGTTACGGAGAAGCTGATACAACTAGAACATTTACATGGCAATCTAGAGTAATGAAACAAGGGTATGTTAAATATAGAGAAAAAGGAACAGACCACTTTACTACAGTTAAAGCAAATACTTCTATATTGCAACATCCAGATGTTACAGTTTCAAAACACTCTGCAATAATTCAAGGATTTGCTTACGGTAAGACTTACGAATATCAAGTAGGTGCTGAAGGTTATTGGAGCGATTTAGCGGAATTTAATGTAGTAAATAAAGCTTCTGCTAATACTAAAATTCTTTGGTTATCAGATGAACAATCTTGGACTGAAGGAGAAATGGCTGCTTTTAGAAATGTATTTGATGGAATAATAAATGAATGGCATAGTGAATCTCAATCTGAAGATATTAAAATGAGTGAATTTGATTTCATATTAGAGACTGGAGATATATCACAAAATGGTAGAAGAAGACCAGAGTACTATTGGTATTTTGATGCATTGCAAGGATATAACAAATCTAAACCAATAATGGCTACTATGGGTAATAATGACTTATTAAATAAGATGTATGGTCAATGTTTTGCTAACTTCTTCACTAATGAAAATCAATGGGCTAATAGTGTATATCATTACATGGTAGGTAATACAGAGTTTATTTGTTTAAATAGTAATACTGATTATGACTATGTTACAGGTTATGGTTCTTTAGGGACTCATCAATCTACTGATGCTTTCTTATTAGCACAAGCACAATGGTTAGATAATTACTTAACTACTAGAGAAACTAATCCAACTTGGACTATCGTTTATATGCACTTATCTCCATTTACTTGTGTAAGAACTAAGAGATGTCAGGTGTTTGTTAGTGTATTTGAAAAACACAAAATACCTCTAGTATTATGTGGTCATAATCATTTGTATACAAGAAGTATTCCTATATATAGTGGATATCCTGCAGTAACTGAAGCTGGTGTATTTGAAGCTTACAACACTTACTATGACTTCCCTAAGAAAGCTACTACTACTTATGTAGATGAAACTAAATCTAATAATGCTAGTGGAGGAACAGGAATAAATCATACTTCAGATAAAGCAAACGGAACTTATTATATAATGTGTCCTTCTACAGGTTGGAAGAATAGTGGTAAGGAAACTCATATTACTACTTTCCCTACAGAAGCTGTTGATGGATATGATAAGAATGTTAACGGAAATGAAGATGGTAGAGTTTGGTGGAATGCTGCACATAACACTACTAAATTACCTGGATATTTAACTATAGATATTAGTAATGAATCAATAACTCTTAAATTCTATCAAATTCAAGGGGCTAAATTACTTCAAGACTATAACGGAAAAACTTATGATTATGCACCTGAAATTGAAGATTTAAGTATGACTAGAAACTTACTAGATACTTTCATAATTAATAAATCAGATAGGTCTTAATTTTAAAATAACTAGTAGCTATTTTAATTGATAGACTAATTAAAGTAGGAGTATAGGAATTTAATCCTATGCTCCTTATTTTTATATAAGGAAGGTGAATACTTTGGCAATAAGATACCAAGATGAAAACGGGAATTGGGTTACAGGTCAAAAAGCTATAGAAACCAAAATCACCGACCAACAAGGTAATTTTGAATCAGATACCGTTGAAGGTGCCTTACGAGAATTAGCTAATGGAGTTAAAGCTAATGCAGATATTACTAAATTAGAAGCTACAATAAAAGCTAATTCAAGTAAAATAAATAATCTTCAAACTAATGTAACCAATCTCCAATCTGATATGACAACTGCTCAAGAGGATATTGAATGGCTAAAGGTTAATGGAGGTGGAGGTGGGGGAACAGCCGTTCCTACAATAACTTCTACTTTTAAAGATACTGCTATAGATAAGGGTAGTGATGTAACTATTCCCATCTTCTTCAGTTCTCCTAACCAAGGTAACGGTACTGCTTATATTTTAGTAAATAATATACAAGTAGATACTACAGGACTTAAACAAGGTAATAATAATGTTAGGGTTAGTGGTCAGTTTTTAACTACTCAGACAGAAAATTTAGTTGCAATTTATGCTAAAGATAGAGCGGGTATAGTATCTAACCAATTAAGTTGGACTGTAGTTGCTGGTGGGATAGAATTAACTACTACATTTGACTATGAAGCAGACTATGGTATAACTGATACTATAAGAATAGATTATAATATAGATACAGGTATAAAGGACACTATAACTCTTACTTTAGATATTGATAATAATATTACTACTTATAATGCTATTAATGGAGGTAACTTTATTGATATTAGCGCCGCTGATTTAGGTTTAGGTACTCACGTAGTTAAAATGTATGCTACCGTAGGTAAGTATACATCTAAGACTTTGAGTTTTAACTTAGTTATTGTATCTACTACCGAATTATATCTATCTTCTTCCTTTGACCAAACTATAGATTATACTTACGGTGTCCCTATTAGTGTTAACTATAGATTATCAAAACAATCTACTGAAGAATTTAATGTATATTTAAAGATAGATGGTGAAACTGTTAAGACTCAAAAATTGACAGTAGGTAGTTATTATTGGACTATACAATCCTTATCCGAAGGAACTCACACACTTACTATCCAAGCAATAAGTCAAGATTATACTGAAGATAAATCTATTACGTTAACCGTAAAGGTAGTTATGGGGGAATATACTCCTGTAGAAGCTTATACTTCGGGGTTAATTTGTGATTTAAATGCTGTAGGTAAATCTAATGATGATGACGAAGTAATTGTAGATAATATATGGCGAGATGCGAGTGGAAATGGTCATGATGCTAAATTAGTAAACTTCAACTATGGTACTAACGGATTCGTTAATGATGTATTAGTATGTGATAATGATGCTTATGCTGTGATAGAATGGAGTCCTTGGGAAAGAAATGCTATTACAGGTTCTACTATAGATATTATCTATGAGCCTATTAATAGTGGTATAGAAGATTGTAGAGTATTAGATTATACTCAAATTACTGACGATACTAGTACAGCCGATATAAAACCGTTTAAAGGAGTATATGCTGATATACTTAATGGAATTGTATCTTCTGCAAGTAGTGGTACTAGTGCTGGTAAAATCAATATAGATGATGAAAGTGGAGAAATACATTTAACTTGGGTATTAGATAGAACTAATAAGTTTATGAAAACTTATATAAACGGTGTTCTTTCTCGTATTATGTTCTTATCTGATAGTGGTGCAGGTGTTAATAAAGTATATGAAGATTTTTCTCTAAGTTCTAATATTTATTTGAATAGTACTAAGGGAGAAAATTGTGGTACTAATAATATTAAAAGATTTAGAGTTTATGACCACGCATTAACTTCCGACCAAGTATTACAAAATCATTTAGCAAATATAACAGATTTAACAAAGCAAAAAGAAGAATATAATTTCAATTATAATAATACAACTTTACCTAAGATGTATTTAACTGGTGATACTACTAATATGACAGCTTCTCAAACTGTTCCTATGAAGATTGAATATGTATCTCCTAATGAAGAAAAGTACGGACAATCTTTTAATACAGGTATTCAAAACAATCCAGTACGTATACAAGGAACAAGTTCTTTGCAATATGTAAGACATAACTACACTATTTTCCTTAAAGATGAATACGGTGCAGATATGTTATATAATCCTTATGGTAGTGGTAGTAAACCCGAAAATGTATTCTGTTTAAAAGCCGACTACGTAGAATCATCACACGCTAATAATACAGGTATGGCAAAATTTATCAATGATTGTGTATATGATACTAAAACTCCTATGCAATTAGCAGATAGTGATTGTCGTACAACAATTAATGGTTTCCCTATTGAGGTATATATGAATGGGGAATATTTGGGGGTATATAATTTTAACCACGATAGATATTCTTATAAATCTTATGGTTACGATTATAATAAATATCCTAATATGTTAGTATATGAAATAAATTCTAACTCAAATACTTCTGCAGGTGCTTTCTATCGTTATGGAGATAATGCAGAAAGTAGTGCTAACGTAAGTGAGTTAGAATACTATAAGAGAGATTTTAATTTAATTTATGGTAATAGAACAGCTGATAGTGATAGCTATAGCGAAATTAAAACTCTTGTAGAATGGGTATCAGTTGCAGAACAAGACTTATTCAGAGAAATGATTAGCGAACATTTTAACAAAGAATATCTATTTAGATATTTCTTAACTGTTTTAATGATAGGTGCTGTCGATTCATTGGGTTTTTGGCTCAATTAAAATCTTTACTAATTAATTACGAACGCCCAAGGGAAAATGGGTAACGTACAAGAAGAATTCTTGACATTCATACTCAAACACCTTATAATGAAACTAACGACTATTGATGGAAATTAAGGGGATGGGTATAATGAATAATTTTTATGTTTATGGATATATACGATTAGATACAAACACTTATTTTTATATTGGAAAGGGTCATGGTAATAGATACTTACGTACAGATAATAGGAAACTTCATTTTTTAAATATCTTAAATAATGTAGATGTTTGTGTGGAGATACTATATTATAATTTAACTGAAGAAGAGGCATTTGAACTAGAACGCGAAACAATCGAGGATTTAGTATTTATCGAGGGTTATAGTATAGATATTCCTAATTTCCAATGTACTAAATCAGAATGTAATTTAGTAAATCTTACTTGGGGTGGGGACGGTTCTTGTGGATATAGTGTTAAACAGTCTCAAGACACTATAAATAAAAGAGTCTCAAAAAACTTAGGTAAGAAACGTACTAAGGAGCAATGTAATAACATATCAGAGGGAATCAAAAAATCTATTATAAATAATCCAGACAAATTCAAACATTTAGGAAATAGAAAAGGAAGTAAATTATCTGAAGAATCTAAACGTAAAATAGGCAACTCTAATAGAGGTAAAAAACGTTCTAATGAAGTCAAACAAAAATTATTAAATACATGGTTAATTAAATCTAAAGAGGAACGTAATGAAATAAATAAAATGCGTAGTAGTACATGTAAGTGTAGGAGCAGAGAACGTTCTCCTTTTGAAATTGTACTAAAGAATTTAAACGACTCTGAAATATATAGGTCAAAAACTGTATCAGATATGGCTACATTTATGTTTGAGAATGGATATGCAAATACTTACAATGGAGCTAGGGCATCTATTAACGAATGTACAAAACATAACAAATTATACCATAAGCAATATAAAATTATAAAAGAATTCACTTGCAACGACTGAACGTAAAGACACTTCGGTGAAGCAACAGTCTGAACTACATCTATATTTTTCCTATCAACCAAGATGTAGAGGAGAGGTCAAGTGTAAAGACACTTTAAAGAAGAACCTCTCCCGCCTACCTTATGGTAGGTCATAAAAGTAACAGAATTGAAAAATATGAAAATCATGACAATTGATGGACAAGTTTGGTATCCGACATTCTACGATCTTGATACTGTTTTAGGTATAGACAACTCAGGGTATCTTACTATTGAACCTGATGTTGAGATAGAATCTGGTTCATACAATACTTCTAACTCAAACCTATGGTCTAAAGTATGGAATTATTTCAATGCGGAGTTAAAAGAAGAATGGGCTAAGATGAGACAAGGTAGTTTTACTTTAGATAACCTTATGAATTATATATATGGCGAACAAATAAGTAAAATACCTGCAAAATTATATAATGATGACGCACAAGTTAAATACTTGGAGTTTGGTTCTTTATATACTTATTGTTGTCATGGTAGTAAAGAACATCAAATAAGAAGATGGTTAAGAGAAAGAATAGCTTATGTAGATTCTATGTTAGGATATTTTACTTCTCAAGAAGACCAAGTTACTATTCGTATGAATAAAACTGGGGAAGTTTCTTTTGAGGTTACTCCTTATATCCCAATTTACTTTAGTGTTAAGTGGTCTAATGCTACCGGCGGTACTCAAACATTTAAGTTAAAGAGGGGCGAAACTAAAACATTTAGTTACTCTTCTACAACTTCAACTGACCAAGAAGTTCTAATTTATCATGCTAAGTATATTAAGAGATTAGATAATTTAAGTAATTTAAATCCTAGTTCTTGTATACTTTCTAATGCTACAAAACTTACTAATGTAGAAATACATTCTAGCAAACTTTATAATATCAATGTTATTAATAATAAATTCTTGAGGAGTATTAATCTTGAAAATTGTACAGCTTTAGGTACTGTTACAGCTACAGGTTCATCTCTTAATTTATCTAATTGTAAATATTTAAGATATTGTAATGTGTATAATACTAATTTAACCGAAGTTCAACTTAATACTAGTGGGGGTAGTTTAACTGAAATTTATTACCCAAAATCAATTCAAAGTATTAATTTAGTTAAACAAAGACTATTGGAACTAATAGGATTGCCTTATGGGGAAGGTGGAAGTGAAATACCTACATCTTTATATACTATTAGTATTCAAGATTGTCCTAGTATTACAAAATTAAATACTAGTAGTGATACGACTATTGCTAGTTCTTTTGCTAGTATGGTTTATGTTAATAATCTTACTATTAGAAATTCTCTTGATTTAGCTTCTTTGAAATTTGATGGTTTCCACCGACTTCAAAATGTTACTATCGAGAATATGTATAACTTAGAAGAAGTTGGATTTAATAACTTATTACCTGTGGGAGAAACTTCTGCTATTAAGTATATAGGTATGTCTAACTGTCCTAAACTAGGTACTATTGAATTGAATTGTACTAGTAATGATTATGAAATTACTTTTGCCGATGATGCAATCTTAAATTTCGGGGGATTATTTAAGCTTAATTCTATAACATCAAATTGTGTATTAAAAGGAATTAAGACTATAGTAGTTCCAACAAACTTAGAATCAATGTTCTTTACTAATGAGTATGGAAGTGGTTACTCTACTATAGAAAACATTTGGGTTTCTTCTCAATGTGATGTAGATACCCAAGCAACAACTCCTATTGTTACTCACGTTGATTCTACTTATAAAGGTATTGACTTCTTAGGAATGAATTTAAAGAATATAGATTTAGGTGCTTTAGTTAATATCCCTAAAGCTATTAACTTTAAGTTATCTCCTACTACCGTTAACCCACACTTTAATTTAAATAGAGATGGGGAAACTTATAAGTATTTACAACCTGTAGGAACTCTTGATTTAAGTAACTATACTGAATCACTAGCTAAGTTCTTTGATGGTGTTGACTTAGATAAGTTAGAAATTGTTTGTACTAATAATTTACCTCAAACGGATTTAAGTTATTGTTTCTATAACTCTACGTTTAGTACAAATACTGCTATAGATAAATTACTTACTAAAGTGTCTAGTATTACTAACTTAGATTATTGTTTCTATAAAACTACTATTGATAGTGTTGATATTCTAGATGAAATTAATATGGGTGCTAGTTCTTCTATGAATTATACATTCGCTGAATGTCCTAACATTAAGTCATTAAATAATGTAGTTATTCCTAGTAAGGTAACTAGTGTTGAAGGTATGTTTAATAAATGTCCTTTAACTACTATAACTAATATGATAGTAAATGTTAGAGGCAGTATTAGTGGACTATTTAAAGGTTGTAATAAATTAACTACTATTACTACTCTTAGAATACCTAATGTTACTGATATTAGTAATACTTTTGATGGTTGTACTAGTCTTAGTAGTTTAAGTGGTTTTGAATTACCTAGTTCTTGTACTAATGTTTCTAATTTATTTAATGGTTGTTATATGTTAACTGAATTAGGTATGAATTTCGGCCCCAATATAATAGCTGGAGATAATTGGTATCCTCCAAATTTAGAGATATTAAATGATACTACAATATCAAATGATTATGTAAAACTTACAAATTGTACTACATTAAAAACTCTTAATGGTGTAAATGTTAGTGGAAGAGATTTAAGCGATTTATTTAATGGTTGTACTAATCTAACTAATATAACCAATTGTACATTTAATGCTACAAGTTCGTTAGCTAGAGCATTTAAAGGTTGTGCAAAAATTACTATAAATCCTATAACTACTATAGTAGATACCGTAACAGATATTAGTGAAATGTATAGTGGATGTACTGGTATTACTGATATAAGCGGAATGACTTTTGGTAGTGGAATAACTAATGCTACTAACTGGATTACAGGCAGTCCTATTACTACTGCAAATAATGTTACTATTAAGTCATTTATCGATGGTTACACACCTGCTATAGTATTTACTGATTGCAGTAGTTTAGTATCTGCTAAAAATTTAAGATTAGTTAAATCTTCAACAGGCCCTGTAAATGTAACCGATATGTTTGCTAGATGTACTAACTTAGAAGATGTAAATTTTGTTAACCCTCCTAAATTTAATTATTGTAGCTATTTGTTTCAAGATACATCTATAGGTAAAAACACGAATGGTATTATAAGACTATATGAGGATTTGGGACTTAGTGTAAATAATATAACTGGGACAACCGCTATTGGAATGTTTCGTAGTAATCCTTATATTAAAGAAGTTGTATTTCCCGATGAAGAATTTGGAAATTTTTACGCTCAACAAATGTTCGACCAATGTACAAATTTAAAAATAGTACGTAATTTAAAGTCTTCGGACTTAGGAAACATGTTTAGATTTTGTAAAGGTGCTACTAATGTAGAACTTATAAATTGTTATATAACAAACCCGTTTAATGCTGATGGATGCAACGGAATTACTAAATTAACTAATTGTACTATACCTTCTAATATTACAAATATTGATGGATTCTTTACAGACATGAATATTCAAAATGATATAGAAATTCCATCACATGTTACTAGCTGTGTTGAAACTTTCCAAAATTGTACTTCTATGACTCACATTCATAGTAACTGGAATAATAGTTATGATAAGACTATTACTTCTACTGATTGTTATGCTGGATGTACAGGTATTACTCATGTAGATGGGGAAAATGTAATTTATAATGAATATAGCGAAGGACTAGACGAAATACCTGAAGCTTGGGGAGGTTATGGATTTAGTGTTAACAATACAGCAATAGTAGTTGTTGAAATTCCTTCAGATGCGTTAACTTTTCAGTTTAACGACACTTACGGAGGATTAGATAATATACTTAAAACTAGTTGGGGGGATGGAACTTCAGATAGTAACCAAAAAATCCACACTTACACTACTTCTGGTACTTATGCAATAAAAGTTAAATATGCTGATGCCACGATAAATACGAATCAGACTATATTACATGGAAACTATACTCCTGCTAGTGGTAACTCCTCACTACGTTCTGCTGGTACCGAGGTTGTACAAGTTCCAATAGGAACACAAATAGGCATGAGTCATTTTAGAGAATGGTCTAAATTACAAACTGTTCATTTAGATAGAGCTATACTAAACAGTCCATCATATATATTCCATAATGCTCCTGCTTTAGAGAGAGTGGATTTGACTAACTGTAGAATAAATGGTGTAGGAAAAGATACTTGGTTGAATTCCCCTAAGATAACAACAATCAATATAGCAGGAAGTACTATAACTGACGGTGAATATTTATTCACCAATGCAACTGCTTTGACTACTATTCTCGGATTAGATACGGCAGACTTTTCAAGCAATCATAAAATTACAGGTATGTTTGCTAACTGTAAAGAATTATTAACCGTTCCTCCACTAAGAACTTTGTTAGCATCTACTGCTAAACCTGAAGATGTATGGAAAGTTTATCTTATGTGCAGTAAGGTAACAACAATCGATATAAGTGGAGTAGATTTTAGTGAGGCAACTAGAATTAGACAAATGTTCGCTGGAGACACCGCTTTAACTAATATAATAGGTTTTAATGAGGCTAATTTAAGTAAGATTACAGACTTATGGAATATATTTGGTGATACTCCTAATTTAGCTCTACCGATAGATCTATCTAATCTAAATAGAAGTGAACCTGTTTATATGGCAGAAGCATTCTTTAACTGTGGTGTTACTGAACTTAGTGGTTTATCTGGAATAATGCTGTCAGCACACGATTATACTAGAACATTCCAATCAATGCCTAATATAAAAAATTTAGATGTGTCTGGACTTGATACTAGTAGAGTTACAGGTTTTGGTACAGCATGGGCTTCTTATATCTACAGCTGTCCTAATGTTGAGACAGTAGACATTTCTAATTTAAACATATTAGGTTGCGGCGCTGAAGGAAGCTTTTACGACCTATGTAGGAGTATGGGAAAATTAAAAAGTTTAGTATCTAAAAATGCTAACGTTTCTAATTTAACTAACCTAGCAACGTTTTTATATGAGTGTCCAGAACTAGTAGATTTAGATTTAGAGTCTTGGGATATAAGTAATGTAACTAATCAAGGAAGCTTCGTTGGAAAATCATTTAAATTAACTAATTTTAAATCATTTAAAAATATTAACTGCAATATGAACTTTTCTTGGTTTCCTCAGCTAACTACCGAATCACTAGTGTCAATTATAAATGCATTGAAAGCTACTACAACAACAAAAACATTAACACTAGGTTCAAAACTCTTAGCTAAATTAACATCAGAACAAATAAAGATTGCAACAGATAAGGGGTGGACTGTAGTATGATAGTAGAGAATCTAGATGGAGTGGTTATAATTCGAGCAGATGAAGGTAAGAAAATAACTAATTCAACAAGAAGTTTTTTTGCGGATTTTATATATTTAGGAAAAAATGATTCCCCCGATAATTATGAAGAAGTGGGAAGAGAAATATGGAAACACTTCGTAGTAGAAGAAAATCCAGATGTAAATGAACTTAAATCTAGGACAGAGGATTTACAATCCTCTGTTTCTAGTTTACAAAAAGAAACATCAGCCTTAAATGAAACGCAACTTATGAACGGAGAAATTGATAATATAATTATGGAGGCAATAACAGATAGTGATGAAAAACATGAAGCACTAACTGATGTAATGCTATGTGCTATTGACGAAGTTTTCATGATGTTAGACCCTCTTATTAGTGTTAGTGAGGAGGTTGTAATGTCTATGGAAAATTCAGAACAACTTAGCGAATTATTAAATAAGGAGGTAAATAAAATGGTTGAACTTTATGTTGTTATGGTACAACGTGGATTAAAGACTATAGAACAAGTACCTGCTAGATATAGAGAACAAGTAAGAGAATTACTTGCAAATGTAGAATAGTATTTTAGGGTGGGATATTTTCCCGCCCGTTTTATTTTATGAAGGAGGTATTATACATGATATTCTATATATTAGATAGTGTCGTAGGGAATAATCAATTCTATGTAGAAAGTGCCATGAAAAGTATCACAAAAGAAGAAGATTATGAAGTGGTAAAATGTAGCAAAGAAAAGCTTGAAATTTTAGATGATAATACAAGACCTAGAATATGTATTGGAGGAGAACTCCAAGGAATTATATTCTACGAAGAATAGGAGGTATTAATATGGCTTATAATACCGTTGTAATTAGTTCTGGACATTCTATAAATTGTCAAGGAATGTCTGATATAATTAATGAAGTTACAGAAGCTAGAAGAGTAGTTGATAGAGTCTATGATATTGTAAAAGCTAGTGGTAAAACTTGTTATAAATACCATGACATGGCTAGTTCTAGTTCCCAAAACTTAGTTAATATTGTTAATTTTCATAATAGTCATCCCCAAGGTGTTGATGTTTCTATACATTTTAATGCTTGTAATCATACTTCAAAAGCTAGAGGAGTAGAAGTATGTTATTATTCTCAATTTATGTTAGCAGATGAAATGTCAAGAAATATATCAAAAGCAACTGGACTTATTAATAGAGGACCTAAAGAAAGAACTGGTTTATATGTATTAAAACATACTACTAAGCCATCTATTTTAATTGAAGTATGTTTTGGTGATAGCGAAGCTGATTGTGCTATTTATAAAGCTAAATTTGAAGATATCTGTCAAACTATTGCTAAAACTTTAATTGGAGGTATTATAGTACCTATTACTTCAACTTCTTCTACTCCAGTACATTCTACTCCAACAAATTCTACTACAACTGCGTCAAAACCTAGTGGAGATAGTTGGGTAAGAAGACTTCAAGAAGAATGTAATAAGCAAGGATTTTCAAATCAAAAAGTAGATGGAATTCCAGGCAGTAATACGTTAAGAGGTTGTCCTACACTTAAGAAAGGTGCAAGTGGTAATATTACTAAACTATTACAAGAAAAACTTGTTGCATTAAGCTATTCTACTAACGGAGTAGATGGTATCTTTGGTAGTGGTACTAAAAATGCTGTTATAAAATATCAAAAATCTAAGGGATTATCAGCAGACGGAATTGTTGGTCAAAATACTTGGAGAAAATTATTAGGATTATAAGGAGGAATTTTATATGTTTGATGTTGGATTATTAACTGAATACTTTGTACCTATTGTTGCTGCGGTATGTTTAATTATAGGGTATATAATTAAGACTAGTATACCTGCAATAACTAATAAATATATTCCAGTAATACTTGCTGTTGTAGGAGTAGCTGCAAATATTTTAAATACTGGTACATTCGATTTAAGTGTATTTATAGGAGGGGCTTTTACTGGATTAGCTGCAACAGGACTACATTCTGCATTTAGACATTTAATTGAAGGTTCAGGAGATGAAGAGAACTAAAGAATATTGCGGGGTGTAGGTTGTGGATAATTTAAATTTGCAAGATTTATTAAACAAAATTGCAAAATTGGAGAAAGAGCAAGACGAATTGAAACAAAAACTATCAGAACTAGAATCGGCTCAAATTCACGACCATGAATTAATACTAGATATTCAAAAGCAACTTACAAGTTTATATCGTGAGATTGAAGATGTAAAAAAGGTTCTTAGTACAAAAATTGAGGAAGGTAATAAACTTATACTAGAACAAAATAAACTTATGATGGAAAATTCTTCTAAACAATCTACTAATTTCCTTAGATTGATAACATTTTTAATAGGAGCACTTCTTCTACTTATAGGTGTCAAAGGTATAGGTTCATTACCATTTTTTTAAACAGGGAAAATTTTTTTATTTTCCTTGTTGCAAATTTCTAAATATTATCATATAATATTAATAGGTTAGTAAGGAGGAATAAATTATGGAGATTAAATATGAACTTTATCAACATCAAAAAGAATGCCTTGAGTATAGCAAGAAGAAGAATAAGTTTATACTCGCTGATGGGATGGGACTAGGAAAAACAGTCCAAGGTATCTGTGTGGCTATTGATAAAAAGAGTGAAGTAAAACATTGTCTTATAGTATGTTGTGTTAATGGTATGCAATATAGTTGGAAACATGAAATTGAGAATGCCACATATGAATCCGCCCGAATTTTGGGGGATAGACTTGGAAAGAAAACTAAGAAATGGAGTATAAAAGGTAATAAGGAGAAACTAGAAGATTTAAATAACTTAGGGGAAGAATACTTCATTATTACTAATATAGAGGTATTTAGAAATCAAGCAATTGTAGACAAAATTCAAGACCTATGTAAAAAGGGTCAAATCGGTATGTGTATCATAGACGAGCCGCACATTGGGGTGAAAAATTCTCAATCTACCCAAGGTAAAAATATTCATAAAGTAGTTTGTAAATATAAAATGTTATTAACTGGTACACCATTAATGAACTCCCCGATTGATTTATATAATCTATTAAAGTGGATTAATGTGGAGAAACATACTAAGTATCAATTTGAGAATTACTATTGTAGAAAAGGTGGTTTTGGGGGTTATCAAATTATAGGATATAAACATCTCGATGAATTACAAGAACAATTAGACTCTTGTATGTTAAGAAGATTAAAGGAAAATGTTTTAGACCTTCCCCCAAAAATTTATAAATATGAGTATGTAGATATGTACCCAGAACAAAAGAAACTATATAATGAAGTAAGAATAGGACTTGTAAAAGACATGGAAGAAATACTTGAAATTAATCCTAATCCATTAGCTATGTTAACGGGGTTAAGACAAGTAACAGAGTGTCCTCAATTAGTTAGTAGTTCTATAGATAAATGTGCTAAATTGGATAGAATGGTAGAATTAGTTGATGAAATAGTAGCTAGTGGGGAGAAAGTATTAGTATTTAGTAACTGGTCTAAAGTAGTTAATGAAGCTATAAAGAGAGTGGACAAATCTTATAATCCCCAACTTATTACAGGAGATGTTAAAGTAGAGGATAGACAAAAAATAATGGAAGACTTTCAATCTACTGATAATTGTAAAGTTATATTCGGGACTATAGGTGCAGCAGGAACGGGGTTAACCTTAACTGCAGCTAAGAATGTCATATTTTTATCTGAGCCCTGGACTTTTGCGAGTAAAGAACAGGCGTGTGATCGTGTTTACAGAATCGGCACCACTAGTTCCGTAAATATAATAACTCTTATTACAAATGACACAATAGATGAAGGAGTCCATGAAACAGTAATGTTGAAAAAGGATTTATCTGATGCTATGGTAGACCAAAAGTATACTGGAATAGATTTGAAAAAATTATTTAGAAATTTATTAAAGTAGGAATTATTTTTTAAGAATCACATATAATATTAATAAAAAGAGGTTGATACAAAATGAAAATTGTGGACGGAGTAGATTTATATACTATTTCCGAAGTTGCTAAAGAATTAGGAGTATGTATAAGTACAATTAGAAATTGGGAAGACTATGAAAAAGAATTGGGTTATCAATGTCTTCCTCAACCAAGAAGAGACCTTGATAAAAAAGGGAGTAGATACTACTCTAGAGAAGATATAAGAAATCTTAAAAAATTTAGAGATGGTATTGAATATGGTACTATTGCCATAGCTTCTAGGAAAAAGTGGGGAGAAAGAGGGAAACATATTGGAGGAATTTAATTCCTCCCTCCCCAAAATTTATTTAAAAAAAGTTAAATTTATAGTAAACATTTTTAAATATTATCATATAATATTAGTATAAAAAGTAAAGAGGTGGTTAGAATGAGAAATGAGTTAAAAAAGATATGTGGTCAAAGGAGGAAATTTAATGGCATAATGGTAAGAGTAGGAAAAAGAAATCATTACAGAGGAAGTAGATTGGATTTATACACTATCTTATTTAGAGAGGTAAGAGATGAAGAAGGTAATATTGTAGCTGACCATTTATGGTTAGATTGTGTTCCTACGTTTACAGCACTTCACCCAAGTTATGGGGATATAGTTGAATTTGAGGGAACAGTAGAAAGTTACATTAGAGGGGTATCAAGTAGAAGAAACTATTACTACACAGGGACAATGTCCTTAGACTATACAATAAGGAATATTAAAAACTCTAGAGTAATAGGTCAAATTGAAGAAGAAGATAAGGAGGATAAATTAAGGTGGTATGATAGGGAAGAAAACAAAGAAATTGGTTGCTAGTCTATTATTAGGAGTATGTGTCTTTGTTGGACTAGCTAAATGGGACAAACCAACTACAAATGAAACTTATCAAAGACAAATACAATTGCAAGAAACTAAAGTCGATTATTCAAATTTAATTATTAAAGGACTAGAGAAGATAAATAATTTAGAGGTACTACAATTAAATGTTAATTACGATATGACTATTCATGGAACTATTTTTAAAAATAATTTTTTTAGGAATGATAAAATAGTAACTCTTAATACCACGGCGAGATATAAAATAGACTTAGATGATGTTATGAGTAATGTTATATTTAGTGGTGATAATATAACGGTTTTAGTTCATATTGATACCGAAGTATTTGTTAATGAGGACTCTATTGTATATAGAGATGATAAGGGGTATTTAGCTTTTGGGGATGTTACTATTGCCCCCGAAGAATACAACTCTATGGTAGTACAAGCTAAAGAAAATATATCTAATGAAATGATGAAGAAAGAAAATTATGATGTAGCAAAAGAAAATGTCGAAAAAAGAGTAAAAGAAATTATCACAACGGTAGGACATGACACATATAATATTAATATAAAATGGATATAAGGAGAGGTTGAAATGATTGAATGTGATTTAATTTATGATGAAGGTTTAGACATTAAAGTTCCTATTTGTGGAGTATGTGGAGATTATATGAGTGGGGTAAAAGATGTAGATGTAGTAGAAGTTGAAGGATATGGAAAAGCTTATAGATTTATTGTTCAATGTTATCATTGTGAGGGACATCCTCTAGAGTATTATTATACGGATTTAGATTTAGAAAATAGGTTTATAGTAAAGAAAGGAACTAGTGAAAGAGTAATTAAGAGTGAAAGGGTTAAGGAGGATTAAACATGGTTAAGAGAAAGATCTGGTATACTAAGTTAATAGGGTCGTTATTATTAGGAATTTGTTTAAGTTTATTTGGAGGTAATTTAGTACAAGCGAGGGTTGTCAATGAACCTAAGATTATTTTAGATTTAGCCCACCGTGATACCGAAAATGATAAAGGAGCAACTTATAAAGAGTGGAATGAAAGAGATATTGTAAATCAAATAACTTTAAAAGTTGGAGATAAATTAGTAAACAAAGGCTTCACCGTAACTTATACTAGAGAATTAGACAAGCCAACTTCTATAAGTAATAGAATTAATTTAGCTAATAGTAGTGATTATTGGTTATATCTTTCTATCCACGCAAATTCTAATGATAGTGCTAAGCCTGGAACTGGAGTTGAAGCTTTTAGTAATAATGAATGGTCTTTAAGTAATAATATTCTTAATGATTTATCTGAGGAATTTGGATTAACAAAACGTAATTCTCCTCAAGCAACTCCATTCTATAATAGAAAAATATCTAATAGTACATTACTAGAGATAGGATTTATTAACAACGATTTCGATAGGTCAATATTGTTAGACTATCAAGATAAAATAGCTGATATAATAGCTAATAATATAGAAAGTGATTATAATTTAAAAATGCAAGAAACTAATGAGGGTCTTGCAAATCAAGAAACAAAGACTATGAAAATGTATGACGGTAGTGAAGTACCTGTAAAAATAACTTATTATTAAGGAGGAATATAATATGTCAAATGATTTAACACCTTTAATTAATGTAATTTATAAGAGATATAAGGAGTACAAACACTTAAATGATTTTAGAAGGGGAATAATTTCTAAAGCTATGAAAGACTATAAATTATCTACAGTATCTTCTTTATCTCAACTTATTGAAACCGCTAAGAATGCTGGAGATGTTGGATTAATTACTTCTCTACTAGCTATAAAGGATTCAGAAGATAGAAGAATTGCTTTAGTAGAATCTATAGAAGAAGTTGCTAATTTATTATACAACTATTTCATAAATAGCGATGAAGCTTATGAATTTTTAATTCCCGACTTTTTGGAAGAGTCTGAAGATGACGAAGAGTATTATAACGATATTAAAGATTGTTATAGAGAAGTTGAGGTGGATATATGTATGGATTCTATTACAGTTAATGAACTACCTCAATGTGGAATGTTGGTTATATATGATTGTGGTTTCCCAATTTTCTACGATGGTAAGCCATTTAAAATTAGTAGAGATATGTTAAAAGACCTAACTAAGGGAAGTGCTAAGTCATCTATAAATCTAGCAGGTAATGAGGATATTTATGATATAGGGGATGTTGAAGATTATTATGAGGAAGATGATTATGAGGAAGGCCCTTATTATGGAGATGGGGAGGAATTTTAATGTATAGAGAAATAATTACAGGAGACACATTTAGAATTTTAGGAACTAATGATTTATGGGTAGCTACTTACTTAGAAGGTAGTTACAATTTATTAAAAATCAATTCTAGTGGATGGATAGAACTAACTAGTCCTAAATTCTTTAATGGATTTGATACTATGGAGGGTCTTCAAAATAAACTTGATGGTGGATTCATATATGTAGGAAATGTTTATCGAGATGATTCATTCGTGAAAAACTATTTATAGTGAACAATTTATTGATATATTCTATATAATAGATAAAGGACGATTTAAGAGGATTTATTTTTAGACTACTTCTTATTCGTCCCCATTATAAAAACCTCGGAGAGAGGACGAGAGGAGTAAAATTTTATATGTTTAAGAAAGATGTGGAAAGGTATTACAAAAAGAAATTAAGAGAGAAAGAAATCAAAGATGAACTAAAAGAATTAAAAGATATATTAATATCACAATTAAAGGGTAAGGAAGTAGAAGTTAAAGATGAGTATACAGTATCTTATAAGCCATCTTACTCTTATGTAGTAGATGAGGATAAGTTAGTAGATAATATTTTAAAATACGCCCAAACTTTTGAGGATAAAGAAACTCAAGATAAGATTTTAAATGCAATTAAATATAAGATGGTTATTAATGAAGAGGTATTAGAAAGTCTTATTTATAATGGATATATCCCCGAAGATATTGGGAAAGATTGTACTACCGAAAAGGAAACATTTAGATTTATGGTTAAGAAAAACAAGAAATAGAAAGAGAAAAGGACACTTAAACAAGTGTCCTTTTATAAGGGATATTTTCGGGGTTGAATTAATATTAATATAATAACTACATTTAATATTATATCCAAATACATATAAAATATTCAATAAAAGAGTAAACATTTTTAATACATATTATATATTATAAATATAAAAAAATTAATATAAAATGATTTATCTAATTCTATTGTCTTTTTGTATTTATTGTATATTCTTTATTGTATTTATTGTAGGGAAATTTTTACAACCCCGAAACCCATTGATATGACTACGATTAATCGTTTACAAATTTTTACGAACTAAGACAAAAGGGGAATGTAATAAGACAAAAGGGGAGAGGAACTAAGACAAAAGGGGAGTGAAATAAGACAAAAGGGGAGTGAACTAAGACAAAAAGGGAGGAACAAAAGATGTATAATATTAGTAAAGGGAGGGTGGAATTATTGAGATTACTTGGTAGTGATTTACAAGATACTATCTTAGTATCAGATAGTCTATTAAATTGGCTAAGGGTTACAAGACGGAATTTAACTGATGCTAGTAAGAAGTTACTTTGGTATAGCTATATACTGTGTGATAAATACGAACATTGTGATAATATTCCTATAGATGCTGGGGAGATAGCTAGTATAGAGGGAGGGTATCGAATTACAATTGCCCCATACGAATTTAATTATTTAATGAAAACTAGCGGAGTCATTGAGAATAACTCTTTAGATATAATTACAAAAGGTAAGAATCGTACTAGGGAAGAAATTCAAAAGATTGTTACAGAGTTGGGGTCAATGGCAGTATTAGAAGTAACAGACGAACATTTTAAAGCAATTGCGTTTGCTCGTACAGTTGAATACATTAAAGAGACAGGGAATTTTTATATTGATGTTAATAGGGAATTTATATTAGCTATGAGAGAAGCTGTGAAGTTTTCCCAAGTATATGGGAGACTCCAATCAGCGACATCCTATATACTTACAAACGGGGAGTTACTATTATACTCATGGATAGTAATGAATGAAAAGGCAATAGAGACACAGAAGATATTAGGTAATGTTGACTATCAAGGAGTTAGTTTTGCAGAGTTATGTTCACGACTAGGGCTAAATGGGAGACCTGTAGATAATAAAAAGGTAATAGACCGATGTCTTTGCGGTATTAATTCCAAACTAGGGTTACACATAAAAGTATTCCCTTATTATAAGGGGAGAAGATTAGTAAGAATAAGATTTTATTGTGAAGAAGGAGGAGTTCATGTGGGTAAATATTTTGGGGAGAAGAAAACTAATAATGGAAGACCTACAAACATATTAGTGAATTTGTATAAGATAAAATATGAGAACTATTATGGTTGCAAATTATCTGAAAGAGAGGAGAGTAAACTACATTTCGCTATTGTAGATTTCTTTAAATCCCATTCATTGGATTTTAAAAAGGAAGAGGACAAGGATTGGTTTATTGACAATGTGTTAGATGTATTATTTGAGAGATATGATAAATTAGGATATTCGAGTGTAGATTTCCCAAGATTCTGTGCAAATAATTTAAAGACTTGGGTGATTGATAATATAATTAATGATATTCCTAATAAGAAGAAAGAGGATAAGAATGATTTAACTGGTAAAGTTGGTACTGTAGCTATGGAACATCAAGATTGGATGGATATTGATGTAAGTGATGTAGATGATGAGGAGGTATTCTAAATGTACGAATGGAAACTACCTACAAGTAATGGGGACAATAATTGTCCCTTTCCTGACCTAGTAAAACAAGACCCTAGATTATATGTAACTATATGGTATCAATTTAGAGATAGTGATATACCAGATGATTTAATGTTTTCGGATATACAATTAAAACCCGAACCTGGTAACGATAAAGATAAAGCTGCGTTTATTCAATTAAGAAAGATTAAAGACAATATAGATGAGTTTGTAGAAAAGGGATTAAATTTATTTATTGGTGGTAGAGTTACGGGTACAGGTAAAACTTCTTGGGGGATTAAACTATTAAAGCAATACATTTATAATAACCCCGATTTTATTAACCCTACCGTCGTCTATGTGAGTGTTCCCGAATTTATTAGTTATCTTAGTCGAGTGAGGTATGATAAGGCTTATACAAAGGAATTGAACGATTATATCAACAAGTTAAAAAATTGTGATTTGTTGTTATTTGACGATATCGGATTCAAACCATTTGATGATTATATTCAAGAGGTAATGTATAATATAACTAACTTCCGTGCTAATTCTAAATCATATTCTTCTACTATCTACACTTCAAATAAGATGGGGGAGGACTTATTGAGGATAGTAGGAGGAGATTTATTATATTCCCGAATATATACCAATTGTAGATTCAAGGTATCACTAGAGGGACATGACCGTAGGGGGGATAAATAATGGCAAAGATAGTAGTAGCTAACGCACCAATACAAATGATAAACCTCTTAATATCCGAAAGAAGTTTAGATGAGTATAAGAAGTATAATCTAACTCCGGAAATGTTCGGGAATCAAAAGGACTTAATGGAGAAGATAATACAATTTACCGAAGAGTATGGAGAAACTCCTGTACTAGATACGGTATTAGAGTGGGATAGCGAATTTTATGATTGCTTAGATATAAATGATCCCGAAATACTAGCAAGACAATTACAAGTAGATTATTTCTATACTCACGACTTTAATAACATGTTGAATAAGTGTATGAATAATGTACAATTAAATCCCGAAGAATCTATGAGGGAAATGGCTAAATTCTGTATGGAACATACCGATATAATATACGGAAAGGTAAAGAGTTATAAATATCAAGAACAAGCTGGGGAACAAGTAGATATGCTACAAGATATGGTAACTCGAAAAGATATAATAATACCTACAGGATTTGATGCTTTAGACAGGGAAATCGGGGGATTAAGGACTATTAAAGAATTATGTGTAGTATTTGCTAGAATGAATCAAGGTAAATCTTGGGTTGCATGTAAGATGGCTATCGAGGGAATGAAAAGTGGGAGAAGAGTATTGTACTACTCCGGAGAATCTCCAGTAGAACATGTAAACTACAGATTAGATACATTGTTATTTGGATTCCCTAATAGAAAATTAATGTTATATGATTTAAGTGAAGAGGATTTAAGTGATTATAAATCTTTAAGAATGGCTAACAAAGATAAGTATGGGGGAGAAATAGAGATAATAACTCCGGAAGACCATTTAAGAAATAAGAAACTAACCGTAGGGGAATTAAGAGGTATACTGCAAAGAGGACACTATGATTATGTAATAATAGACCAATTATCCGAAATGAATGAAGACGGAAAACCAAGTCAAAATACTAAATTAAAATATAAGAGAATAACGGATGAACTAGCACATCTATCATCAGAGTTTAGAACTCCTATAGTATTAATGTGTCAAGCAAATAGATTGGCAGGAGATACAGGGACAGAAGAAAATGAAAATGAATGTCCCGAGTTAAAAGACATAGCAGATAGTGATGATATAGCTAGAGTATGTACTACTGCAATATCTATATGTCAACCTAAAGAGGGGGAACTAAAATTAGCAGTAAAGAAAGCTAGGTTTATCGGGAAGAATACTATAGCAAGATATTTATGGAATGTTAATATAGGAAACTTTGAGGAAATAGTAAGTGGTAAAGCAGATAACCTTAAACCAAAGAGACCTCAAAGACAACAACATTCCGAAGATGTTTTTTAGAAGATGGTGAACAATTCACCATCTTTTTCTATATTATAAGTATAAGAGATATTCGAGAGGAGTTGAACGTTGTGGAGAACAACATACAAATTAGTAACAAAGATTTATTAGTAAAAGAGTTTAATGGACAAAGAGTTGTAACATTCAAGGATATTGATAGGTTACATGAAAGGGTGGAGGGAACTTCCAAAAGAAATTTCTCAGATAACAAAAAACATTTTGTCAAGAATGTAGATTATTATGAGTTATCTAAAAATGATGTTGGTACGGATTTCGTACTAACATATGGATTTGACAAAAAAGCTCCAAGGGGGATTTTAATTACAGAAAGTGGTTACTTAATGTTAGTAAAATCACTTCATGACGATTTAGCATGGAAAGTTCAAAGAGAATTAGTTAATAATTATTTTAGAGTTAAGTCTATTTCAAATATTGAGAGTGTGGTAAAAGATATATGTTCTAGAGTAGTAACTTCTTTAACAGATATTGTAAACACTCAACAAGAACAAATAGGAGAGTTAACAAATGATGTTAAGAGAATTGAAGAGTGTGTTGGGATTAGAAGTAAAACTGTATTTGATTACACTAGTTATATAAAAAGAAAACTTGGAATTAAAAGAGTTAATGATGACTATAACAATATTAAACAATGTATCTTCTATGAGTTTCATGTTAAGAGATGGGAACAACTTACTTACAATGATGAAGTCATGAATAGAATAGATGAAATTTGTGAACGTGTTAGTCATAGAAAAGAGCGAAAATTATTTTAATTATAAATTCTAAAGTGATAGATAGTAACTTTAGAAAATTACTAAAGAGGGTGAACAATTCACTCTCTTTTTCTATATAATAAGTATAAAGGAAATGATGAGGGGGGGAGGATAAATGATTCCATTTGTAGCATGGAATTTTGACCATGTGGTACTAGATATTTGTTGGAAACTATTAGTAGTAATTTTAGTGGTTTTAACTTTTACAGGTTATAAAAAGTAAGGAGATGGAATATGATTGTAGTAAATGAATTATCTATACATTGTGAGGTAGAGGATATAGTAAACACTTTAATCCAAGAAGGTTTATTGGATAGTAAAACATCTAATAAGAATGATTATATTATGGTTTGTTGTCCTTATCATGGAGAACATAGACCATCTTCTTCTATATCTACCCACCCTATTCAAAAGGGGGATAAGGTAGTACCTAGTGGATTCTTTAATTGCTTTGCTTGTAAGGAGAAAGGAAATCTATTTGAATTTATATCTCAATGTTTAGGTAAACAAGATGGTGGATTTTCGGGGATGGCTTGGGTAAGAAAACATTTTAAAGTTACCGAAAATGAAATATCTCATATTAGACTAAAGAGTAATATAGCTACAAGGGTGCGAGAACCCGATTATTTAATCCCTGAAGAGGTTTTAGATAGTTATAGGTATTTTCACCCTTATATGTATGAAAGACATTTAAACGACGATTATATTGAATATTTCGATATAGGGTATGATTCCGAAACTAAAACATTAACATTCCCAGTAAAAGATTTACGAGGTAGAGTAGGTTATATATCTAGAAGAAGTGTAAATGGTAGATTCCATATACAAGAAAAGGACTCATTAAAAACTAATTTTATTTGGGGATTATATGAGTGTTTGCAAGAATTACAATTCAATCCTTCACAAGAAGTATTCATATGTGAGTCAGTATTAAATGCAATAAGGTATTGGCAAGTAGGAAAACTAGCTGTTGCATTAATGGGAACAGGAGGAGGAGAACAATATAAACTTCTAGGATATTTAAATTGTAGGTCTTTAGTATGTTCTCTAGATCCAGATAAAGCAGGAAAAATGGGAACACAAAAGATATATCAACAATTAAAAAATACTAAGATACTTCATAGTATAATATATCCTCAATGGGTAATAGATGAAGAAAAAGATATAAACGATTTAGATGATGAAGATATACTAGAGTTAGAATATGATTGGGTTATAGGAACAAAGAAGGTGGGAGATATTTAATGTATTTAGCTTCAATATCTACTTTTGACTATTGGTTTAGTACTATATATGATATGGAACATTTCCTTAAAGATGTGTGGAAACATAATGGATGGTTTCCAGTAGTAATAACGGTTATTACTACGGAAGAAGATATAGGAGATATGTATGAGTACTGACAAGGATATTTTAGAATTGTTAAGGACTAGAAAATTTAATGACCGATTAACTAGGGAGGAAGAAAATAGGTTAAAAGAGTTATTAAAGGAGACTAAGAAAAATGGATAGATTTGATTTAGTAAAAATACAAATAACTAAAGTATATAATGAGGGAGAACTCTCTATAAAAGAGGGCGAATACTATTGGACTATAAGGGATAATGAATCAAGCTTTTTTAAATATGGAATAATAAATCGTGGGGTAGATGCTAAATTCGTTATAGATACTATACACAAGCACAATGAATATGATACTATTCCATATGGAGATTGGATAACTTGGTATTATTTAGCAGATTTTCATTGTAGAGAAGTATAGGAGGAATGTAAATTATGGATATGGAGAAATGTAGTTGGGAATTTAATGAAAGTGTAGCAAAAGATTTTGACAATCATGTATCAGCTTCAGTTCCGGGGTATGAATGGTTTCATTATTATATAGTAAGACTAGCAGGATTTTATATAGAAGATGATGATTCTATTTTAGATATAGGGTGTAGTACAGGAACCTTATTAAGAGATATAAAACGTAAGCTTCCAAATAGAGATTTTTATATGACTGGGGTAGATAAAAGTCCCTCTATGATAGATATAGCTAAATCAAATGTACACGATATTAAAGCAAATTTTTTTACTGGAGATATACTTGAATTTTTCGATATGACTGACCCTTCTGTGAGACTATCTTTTATAACAATCATGCTAACACTTCAATTCCTATCTTATGAGGATAGATTCAATGTATTAAAGACTTGTTATTCTCGTTTAAAAGAGGGGGGAGCAGTAGTCGTAGTAGAGAAAATAATTCAAGAAGATGGTCATATGCAAAGTATGTTTGATGGAATATATCAAGAAATGAAATTTGAAAATGGATTATCAAAAGAGAGTCTATTCGATAAAACATTATCATTAAGAGGAAAGATGAAACCTTTATATTCTATAGAGAACGAAGAACTTTTTTCTAGATGTGGATTTGATTATGTTCCATTTATGCAAATAGGATGTTTTAAAGGTTGGATTTTAAGGAAATAATTTTGTGAAAGGAGTAGAATATGAGAGTATTATTTGTATCTCACCCATTTGGAGGACAATATAGTAACTACAAGAAGATAAAAAATTTAATAGAGATGTTAAATAGTTATAAATATACAGGTAAGTATGTATTCGTATCTCCCGTATTAATGTTTGCCGGGTTGTATGGGGATAGAACTTTTGAGGAAGATATTGAAGCATGTAAGGAACTATTAGATAGATGTGATGGAATACTAATGTGTGGGGATTGGAAAAATAGTGTGGGTTGTATGGAAGAGTATAGATTCGCATTAGATAGCGACCATTTAACTATATCAGAATTAAATGATTTTTTGGAGGGGTAAATATGGGTTGGGATATTTGGAAAATCCATAGAGATATAAAATGCTATAAAGACCATGGGGCAGATATAGAATACGTATACACTAGTTATTATAAATCAATATTAGATAGACACACATTCGATTGCATTTGGGAAGATTGTTAAATTTAAGGAGTGAACAAATTCACTCCTTTTTCTATATAATAAATATAGGAGGTGAAAGAACTTGAAAACTTATAAAGACTTGAAAGAGATAGAACAAGTACCATACAACGGATATACTGCAATAGGTTTATTTGTAGGTGCTGGAGGAAGTTGTATGGGAGTACGAGCAGCCGGGGTAAAAATAGTTTCGGTAAATGAATTTATACCTGCAGCAAAAGAATGTTATGAGAAGAATCATAGAGGAGTTCCAGTATTATTAGAGGATATAAGAAATATAATAGGACAAGATTTACTTAGACTTGGAGGAGTTGATAAAGTAGATATTGTCTATGGAAGTCCTCCATGTAGTGGATTTAGTGCGAACGGCCTAAAAGAAGATGGGTGGGGAATAGAAAAGAATTATTCAGATACAGTACAAAGAGTA